GTATAGCTAACGGAGTGACCGGTACTGATGATGTAGTTAAGGAGAATGTGATAGATATGGCTATGGACTTATTCAAAGGTAGATTATGAGAAAGAAACAAACTACACCGCAATCGGAAAGTCAGATACAGCATAGTTGTCTGACTTGGTTCCGGCATCAATATCCGTTTTTGAGTCGCATGCTGTTCGCTGTTCCTAACGGTGGGAAACGCGATGCCCGTACCGGCGCTCAGATGAAATACGAAGGTGTTTTACGCGGAGTTGCCGATTTGATACTTCTTATCCCTAAGAAAGGTTTTGCGTCTCTCTGTATAGAGATGAAAACTCCGAAGGGGCAACAGAGAGAGGAACAAATTGAATGGCAGAGAGAAGCGGAAAAGTATCGAAATAAATACGTTATCTGCCGTTCTCTTCAAGATTTTATGAACGAGGTTAATTCCTATCTACGATGACTTATATTGAACTAATCAATAATTTTTGGAATGTGAGGCGTATTAGACCGATGACAAGTTACGAGGCTGATTTATATTTTTATCTTCTGAAAGAATGTAACTCGAGAAACTGGACTAATCCGTTCGAATTGCCGACGAGAGATGTAGAGTATGCTCTATCCATCTCACGCAAAACAATTTGTGACCTGCGCAACAAACTCCAACAAAAAGGATTGATTTCTTTTAAAGAGGGGAATAAACGTGGTGGAAGTGCCATTTATACGATAGTTTATGTTACCTGTGGAAACATAAGTGGTAACATAAACGGTAACATAAGTGGTAACATAAATGGTAACACTATAATAAAGAATAAGACAAAGACTAAGAATATAGGAGGAGATAACTCTGACGAGTTATTCCCACCGGAGCCACCACCGAAAAAGAAGCCGCCTAAAACCAAAGTGGAGTTTATACCACCAACCGTCGAAGAAGTGAGAGAGTATTTCCGGGGCAAACTTCCCAACTGGGAACTACAAGCGGATATTTTCTACAATCATTTCTCCGGTCTTGGTTGGAAAACAGCCACTGGTGCCAAGGTTGAACGTTGGGACAGCCGGGCCAATCTTTGGATAATCGAAAAAAAACAGCAAGGTAATGGAAAAACAGAAACCCAAGGACAAAACGGTCGGGATGCTGATAAAGCAGCAAAGGCAAGAAACCTCATTGCGGAGTATGCGGCCATCGAGCAGGGATATGATGCTGTCGGCCATCAAGCAGAGATACCCGACCTTTAGCCAAGCCTCTGCCGCATATTCGACATCGCTCCAGCCGATACTTCTTGCCGACCTTGATAAAGCGTACAGTGAGAAGTCCCCCACGTTGTCAGACCTTGAACGGATGTACGGTGACGGCTCCTCGGCTTTATGGGCAAAGACGCAGCTACTGACTATTGATTTTGCCTCTGCCACAAAAGAGAGTGCTGATGAAAATGCTTTGAACGAGTTCTCAAACTTGTTTGTAAGGCAGTACCACTACATCAAACTGACCGAATTCATTCTATTTGTCGCCCGGTTCAAGCTGGGTAGATACGGTAAATTCTACGGTTATTTCGACACGATAACTATTGGCGAGGCTTTCCGCAAGTTCCTCAAAGACCGGTCGGATGAGCTGGATATAATCATCCGGAACCACAATAACCGGACACAGGAGCAACAAACACCTGTAGAGCGGAATCACCAACCACCCGACGACTTACGGGCAAAACTCAAATTAAGATGAAAGACATAAAACTGATAGCGACTATTCTGTCAATTCTGACAGCGTATGCCGCTTTTTATTTTGTCTGCTACTGGATAGCGGACTATTGTTTAAGGACTTATTTGTAACGCAATTATGGAAAACAAAACTTTCAAAGAAGCTATCAAGAGTTATCTTGATAAACGTGCCAGGACTGACGAACTGTTTGCCAAGTCCTACGCAAAGGAAAACAAGAATTTGGACGAGTGCTGTTCTTACATCATGGGGGAAGCCCAGAAGCGAGGCAATGCTGTATGTATTTCTGATAACGAGGTATTTGGTATGGCCGTACACTATTACGACGAGGACGACATAAAAGTCAATAAACTTCCTGCCGGCACGAGAACCGTCACTTCCATTTCACCCAAGTCGGTGAAGTTGACTGAGGAAGATAAACAGAGGGCTCGTGAGGAAGCGATTAAACGTCTTACAGAAGAGCAATATGCCTTGCTCAAGAAAAAGCCGTCACGGGGAAAGAAAGAGGCAACAGAAGTCCAACAGATGTCATTGTTCTAAACCATGAAACCACGTACTAAATTACAAAAGGAAGTCGCCGAGCTGAGTGAAAAGTTGGGTGAAATCTCCGAATCTCCCAAGAATTGGGCGAAAGAACATCTGTTTGCTCGCACTGCGTATAAATGTAAGGATGAACTTTGGTGTTCAGAATGTGGTAAGATGTGGATAAATACCGATAATAGCGAATTGGGTACTATCCTTTTGGGTAATAAGACCGAATGCCCTTATTGCCACCATAAATTGGATGTAACGGTCAGTCGTAAGAGCCAGAATAAAGAGGAAATCTACATGGACATACTGCAAGTTGTAGGTAACTTTCAAGTTATACGCCATGTCCTGTGTTGTAAGTATTCTTGCAAAAGTGGTTTTCGTGAGCATCCGATATCAAATCCTTATTACAGTTTCTTTGAGACTGTTCAGGAATGGATTGCAGTTAATGGCAAACGTACCATTATCGCCAGGCCTATGAATATGGGTGGCAATGGATGGTTGTATAGTGAGCCTTTGAGTATAAAGAACGAATACGGTAGCGGTTATTACAGTTATGGAGATGTATACTCTATACATGGATGGTTATATAGCAAGATAGAGCTTCTCCCGGAATTAAAGAAACGCGGTATAGGCCGGAATTTTCCCGATGTCAATCCGTCGAGGCTTATACGATCGCTCTTAACCGGTAACAATGATGCCGAACTCTGTTTGAAAACAAAGCAGATGGCAATGCTTAAGCACATGGCTAAAGAGGGGTATTATCAGCTTCGATACAAGCCGTCTTTCAATATCTGTAATCGTAATCATTACATCATCAGGGATGTCGGTATGTGGAATGACTACATCGACTTGCTGCTCTATTTCAAGAAAGACGTACGTAACGCCAAATATGTCTGTCCTAAGAACCTGAAAGCCGAGCATGATTTGCTAATGAATAAGAAAAGAAGCATTGAAGCAAAGCTTCGCAGGGATAGGGAAAGACGGGAAGCAATCCGTCGTGAAAAGGAACGTAGAGAGAACATCATTCAGTTTTACAAAAGAATGGAGAAGTTCTTCGGTTTGGAGATTACGGACGGAAGTATAACTATCCGTCCATTGGAAAGTATAACCCAGTTCTACCAAGAAGGGAAAGCAATGCACCATTGCGTATATACGAATGGGTATTACAAGCGTAATGATTGCCTTATCCTTTCTGCTCGTATCGGGGAAAAACGCATCGAGACGATAGAATTGTCTCTGAAAACTCTTGAAGTAGTCCAATCCCGTGGTGCATGTAACCAGAATACAGAATACCATAAACGTATCATAGGACTTGTCAAAAAGAACATAGGTTTAATTCGTAATAGATTATCAGCATGAAACATATTATCCGAAAAATAGAATACATCACCGGCGATAATCGTCGGTGTGAGAAAGTGACTATTGAAACAAACGACATCGAGGCTGAGAGAAAACGACTGTATGCCAAGTGTTCCTGTGATGTGATATACTTTACTTATGAGACAATGAAATAGGTCGAAATATGAATGTTCATCAGACAGTTCCCCGTTCGGATTGTACCTCTTTCGCCAGATGTGGCAAGCACTCACTTGCCTATTGCCGAAAGTACGGTGCATCCGAATGTGGGTCATGTGAAATAGTGAAGCGGAAACCGAGAAACCGGGTGATGGTGGACGGAGTAGAACGTAAAGTGTGCAGCCGTTGCGGAAGATTGCTTTTGCTATCCTGCTTCTACGATAGAACGATTCACCGCAACGGGAAAGCATACCACATCAAAACATCATGGTGCAAGATGTGTGTATCTGAGGATAATAGGAAACGGAACAGAAGAAAGGAAAGCGAATGAATTTACAGTCAAAAATAGATTATTCCATAGCTCTACTTCATAAGAGTGAAAGAATGCATTCTAAAATTGGCAATTTGCTTATTTATAATTCTCAGTCCTAATACTTGGAAAATCAATAAGAAGAGATTGTTATATATTTTTATGTATTTAATAGTGTAATCTATTTCTGTGGTAATACGTTTGTTTCGTGGATCTTGTGCCCACTGTGTTTTTAAATCAGTGAGTATTCTTTTGGTTATCTCAAAATATTCTGGAAAATTTCTTAACTCAAAGCATGTTGCAATTTGTCTATCTAACATAATACGGTCTTTTCCTTCTTCGGGTTCGACTAGTTGTTTTATTAATAGATGATAAGTTTTGAATCTTAAATCTCTCTGGCTTAAATTTTTTTCCGTGATAAATTTGTATAATGGTACTATTACTCCAAAGAAAGATATAAAGATTCCTAATAACTTAATTAATAGGTCGCTATTTGTAAATTCCATGTCTTATAAAGTTTAGATATACAAAGTAAATAATAATAGTTGATATATGAAAGCAATAACCATAAAACAGCCGTGGGCATCTTTGATAGTCCACGGTATTAAAGACATCGAAAATCGAACTTGGCCGTGCCCTAAGAAGTATATCGGACAGAGGGTGCTGATACATTCAAGTGCCATCCCTGTGGAAATGATAAATCCTAATAGTGTATTCACAAGGCAACAATGGGACAGTTTCTCACTTGGATTTCAGAGAGAGATTATTTGCGGTGAGGGATATATAAATTCTGCTATCATTGGAAGTGTGGAGATAATAGACTGTGTGATAAATCATCCTTCTATTTGGGCAGAGAAGGGAGTTTATAATTGGCTACTTGCTAATCCTATCTTATTCCCTGAACCAATACCAGCTAAAGGTAAACTATCTCTTTGGGAATATGATAAAATTCAGGAACCCGTGTCAGATGGCGACCACAATGTTTGCATGTGTCATATATGTGTTGACGAGAAAACACAGGTTATGAGTATGGGAGATTATTTTGTCTGTCGGTATTGTGGTGGACGCTGGTATAAGTAAGGAATGCCAATTTGACATTCCTTATTATACTTGTGCTAATTTGATTCATCGAAAAGTACTGGATTTATTTTTAATGGCTTGCCGTTTGTAGTTTTGTTCTTTTGAATCTCATGAACAAACGAAATGTCCAAAGGGCATCTACTACTTCCCATACATAGTTTATATTTATTGCCATCCTGGATTATCTGTATTTTTGTATTGTCTATGGTAGCTTCAAATACTTGTCCCGATATCTTTTCAGGAGCAGGACATAGAGCTAAAGTTTTATCTATATGCGTAAACCCTAATTTACCTAAAATACATGAATTTAAAGGCAATCCCTGTATATCCTGAAGATGAACATAGGTTTTAAGACTCTTAGAAATTTCCGCAAATTCAATTTTATCTTCGAAGATATTTGTAACCTCTACGATCATTAGAGGTACTATACAGACCGCAGCACTTTGAACTCCTGAATAACCATAGCATAAGTTAGTTTGTACTATGTATCCAATCTCTAAATCTTTTTTTTCCATAATATAAAATTTAAATTTGACGTCACAAAAGTAACAATAATCTGGGCACGTTCTCCATTTTGATGACAAAGTTTTAAATGTGACAATTTATACTTCCCCTCGGAGACATGTCTTTTTAATCAAATAGAACAATAAAATATGAAAGCAGAAGATTTAATCAATAGCAACTCACTTATCAATATCGAGGTGATAGACGGGCAAACCGTAGTATTTACTGAAATAACCATGACTACCGTAAATATGGTACGATTGGAGGCAAAGCAATCTCCGTGGATAAGCGTTTAGGAACAGTTGCCGGAATTAAGGCAAAGGGCTTGATAACGGCATAGAAATAGTCTTGAAACAATTAAAAGAACGGCATGAACGACCAAGTGATTAATAAAGAAAAGATATTGCCAATGGTTACAAAAAAAGGCTATCTATCCCAGACAGCTAATCTTTGTTTAACCTTAAATCTAATACTATGAAAAACACATTACAAATGTACGGATTTGTGGGAGTTATGCAAATTATATCCCTTTGTTCAGCTTACTTATAACATGGTTTAGTAGGTAGGTGTATATGTTAACTATTAATGATTTAATTGTAAAATAAGGATTTGGAAAATCAGAATACCATTATCCTTTTACGTAAAAAGAGTGCTATATGTATTGAAAGCTTCTTTCAGTACTAATGATGGGTCAATTTCCGGTACTTCTTCTTTTGCAAAGTCTACTATTCCTATATTGATATTGATTATTGCTTTATATTCTTTATTGTAATAGGTGTACTCACCTTGTTCAAAATTGTGATAATCAGCTAATGCTATAAATATTTTCAAAATATACTCAGATTCTTCAATGCTGAAATTTGATTTATTAAGTTTATTTATAGCAGATTCCATATCCTTTATTGTGCTAAACATTGTCCGAATAAAATCGAAAACAACCAAATTGGGAAACATATATACTGGTACTCTCCTTCGCCCTATATAAACCAATCGATCTCCTTTAAAATCTTTATTAATATATTTCAGTAATGTTCTTATATTAATTGACCCATTTTTGACAAATGTGGATAATATACTACAGCAGATTATATGTGAATAATAGCCATTGTTATTTAGACCCACTTCTTGATCTGATTTGGTTGTTGCAAGAATATGTGCTATGGCTTTTATAATTTCATTTGTATTATTAAAATGGTATATTTCTTTACTATAGAATTTATCAATGTATCCATTGAAATCTACATTTATTCCATATTTGGCACTATAAATGTTTCTTATATTATCAATATCGCATACTAAAATTATTTTGTCAAATCCAAATTTATGCTCTTTAGTACCACAAAAATCATTATGTGCTGATAATATATTTAATATTCTAAAAAATATGTTCAGGGTCGATACGGTCTAAATCATCAATAATGAGGACGATTTGCTTATTGGGACTATTATCGGTTTTGGTGCTTGATACAATAGAACGGATGATTTGAGTTATTGTATTATCTTCATAGATGCTTCCTTTCTCTATGCTAATGCTATCGAAGAATTTCTTGATATGGGATTCTTCATTTTTCGAATTATCTTTTGCATATGTTTCAATGTTTTCTTTCAGTGCGATACACCTGTCTATGATATCTGTGCCAAAGGTAACTTTTTCTGCTATAGAAAAAAAATTACCCCAAAAATCTTTAGGATGGTTTACCATATAAAAAAATGCCGCATTGCTTAATGATATTTTTTGTTTCTCAAAATCATAGGGAACTTTTTCTAATAACTGCATTAATATGTCCACTTTGATATACTCAAAAATATCTTCGTTATTAGCAACAGAGTAATTAATTGGGGTTAGATATATTCCAGTGTATTTGTCTTTGTGCTGATTAAAAAAATTATTTAGAAAATATGATTTGCCTATTCCAAAAGCTCCGGAAAAGATAATGTTCTCATTGTCTTTTTGTTTTAGGAAATCAGCAAAACGTTCGGTTTCTTTAGATATACTTATTTCCATTTTTATATTGATATTTGATTTGTTTCAAAGTTAATATCTTTTTTCATATTGAGCAAAACCTTCTGCCAAATCGTGTCAGTAACTTCTTTGATACCGGATAGTCCGTTCATGGATTATTCGGTATCTTTATTTTGTAAATCAAAATAATAAAGTATGTACGCAGTAAATCAGTATGATGCAATTGCAGAGAGTTACGATTCTCTGTTTAAAGATGAAGTCAGCATTGAGGAGAATAATAAGATAGCCTCGATGCTTTTGGATGTTCCCGGAATTATTCTTGATGTGGGATGTGGTACCGGATTATTCCTTGATATTCTGAAAGTATCTCCAGATGAATATTTCGGTATCGATCCGAGCAATAAGATGCTTGAAGTTTTTAGGAAGAAGCATCCCGGGTATTATAATCTATGCATCCCGTTTGAGATGTTCAACCTAAAGTTTATGGTATTCAATACCGTTGTCGCCCTGTTTGGTTCGGCCAGTTACATTGAAATCGAAGCGTTAACGGATATCCCCGAGGAGAAGAATTTGTTCCTTATGTTCTATAAAGAAACGTATCATCCGGTGACTTATGAACGTAGCGGTTGCGAATTGGAATATTATGAACATTCGAGGTGTGAGCTGGAACAAGGCTTTCCTCATTGTGAAGTAAAAGAGTTTGGTAACTATTATATCGTGACTAACGTATGATATTATATTCAGAACAAAATGTGTATGAAGCGGCGAAAGAACGCATAAGGCAGCTATTTTCTATAGGTGGCCGTCTGGGCGTTTGTTTTTCTGGAGGCAAAGATAGTACCGCTTTGCTGCATATCACTTTGGAAGTGGCACGTGAACTTGGTATTCGAAAGCTACCGGTTATGTTTCTTGACCAGGAATGTGAGTACACATATACAGTCGAGTATATGCGTTATGTTATGTCTTTGCCAGAAGTAGAGCCTATTTGGGTACAAGTACCATTCAGATTATGGAACGCTAATAGCGGTGATTGGTTTATTCCTTGGGAACCAGGAAAAGAATGGATGCGTGAAAAAGAGGATATTGCTTTCAAAGAGAATGTATATGATGCTGACAGATTTAAAGACATGTTCAACGCTATTGCATTTCATCACTTAGGAGAAGATTATGTTTCTTTGGGTGGTGTCCGTATTGAGGAATCTCCGGCCCGTCGTGCAGGATTAACAGGCAAGGAGACCCTCCCTGGTATGACATACGGAAAGCGTTGCAGTCATGGAGTAGTTATGTACCCTTTGTATGATTGGTCTTACCGCGATATCTGGTATTATATCTTCTCCAATCGGTTAAGATATAATAAAGCCTACAATTACATTTTCTCAAAAGAGCCGCTACGTTCGGCCAGGGTGTCCTCTCTGATTCATGAGAACAGTAATCAGAATATCCCTTACTTGCAGGAAATTGACCCGAAGGCATATAATGCCATGTACACCCGCATCCCCAATATTGGTACGACAAATCATCTTCTGTTGGATGCCTTTGAAGAGATACGTAATTATCCGAATTGTTTTAAGGATTGGCCGGAATATTTGAAGTATCTCATTGATAACATAGTGGCTGAGGATAAGAATAAAATCATTTTCTCCAATAATCTGAAGACAGTGATTACTAAAGTAGCAAATTGGTCTGATGTAGACCGTCTTGATATTTACCGCGCTTTTGCTCGTGGGATTATTACCGAAGACTTTGAACAGACAAAGTTAAATAACAGATTATTGGTTCATAAATCAAAGTATAAATATGGAAAGGCTAAAAGAAATAATCATCCGGATGCTTGATGAAACGCCGGACAAAATAAACTTTTTGAATGAAGTGAGGCAACTTCTATTTTCCTTGTCCCCGGAGAAAGTAAACCCGGTGGATCGTGTTCTTTGGGTTCCAATGGAAATGGTAAAGGCAAACAACTATAATCCTAATGCCGTGGCAAAGCAGGAAATGCAGTTGCTTTATACTTCCATTCGTGAAGATGGATATACTCAGCCTATCGTTACGATTTGGAGCGAGGAAGAGCAAAAATATATTATTGTAGACGGTTTTCACCGTAACCTCATTGCACGTATGTACAAGGATATTGCCCGACGGAATAGTGGTCGTCTCCCCATTGTGGTTATTGATAAGGATGTCAATGACCGTATGGCATCTACGGTCCGGCATAACCGGGCACGTGGTAAACATTCTGTTGACGGCATGACGAATATCATTTATAACATGATTAAAAATGGAGAGTCGGATGCAGTCATTTGTAAGAAGCTTGGCATGGAACCATTAGAGCTTGTAAAACTTAAGCACATCACCGGCTTTGCTAAGATGTTCAAGAACTACGAATACAGCAAAGCCATTAAAGAAATTATTCATCACACAGATTCAGCAGAGTTATGATTATGGATATACAGAATATTGCAATAGATAAAATCATTCCATATTGGAATAATGCCCGGAACAATAGCAAGGCTATCAAACCGGTAGAGGAATCAATCAAGAAGTTTGGCTTTAACCAACCGCTTGTAGTAGATAAGAATCTTGAAATCATTGTCGGCCATACACGATACTTTGCTCTCTTAAATCTTGGATATAAGGAAGTACCTTGTATAGTCGCTGATTTGGACGAAGAAAAGGCACGCCAGTATCGTATTGCTGATAATAAGACATCGGAGTTTGCATCATGGGATGAAGATAAACTGATACGTGAACTTAGGACTATGAATGTCCCTGCAGATATGCAAGATTTCTTTTTTGAGCCAATAGAGCAGTTACTCGGATTTGATGTAAACTTTACTCCGGCAGATGATTATGCAACAGAAGATATGCAAGCAGAGGAAGTACAGCGGGAGTTCAGTCAGGAAATGGAACGTCAAGAGAACGAGGCTTTCAAAAAGAAAACGGAACGTATTGAAGAGAACTTAGAGCAAGAGAAGACCGAATATATTGAAATGGCATGTCCCCATTGTGGAGAAATAATCAGAATGAAGAAGTGATATGGCAGCACCAACGGGAAATAAATTTTGGATGTTAAGGAGTAAGCATGGGAGAGATAAACTCTTTTCCACGCCGGAACTTTTGTGGGAAGCTGCATGTGAGTATTTCCAATGGTGCGATGAAAATCCTTGGCTTTCCAAAAAAGCTGTTCAAAAGACAGTTCCTGTGAAAAGAAAGAAAGGGAAGAAAGTGGAAACTGTTAATGAGCAGCAAGTGCAACAAGAAGTTTCCCCGACTTCCCGTCCATACTCCCTTACCGGATTTTGTATTTACGTAGGCGCTTCATCCAAATGGTGGAGCACCTTTCGTACGGAATGTAAAAATAAGAATGACGAAGATTTTTTAGAGGTCATCGCACGCGTGGAAGAAACAATCGAAACGCAGCAGTTTGAAGGTGCATGTGTCGGTGCTTTTAATGCGAATATCATTGCTCGTAAACTTGGGCTTGCGGATAAGCAGGAAGTAGATCATACGAATGCAGGGAAAGAGTTTAAGTCATTTTCATTTCTTCCATATACCAAAGAAGCGGAGAGTGTGAAGTGATGGGAGAGAGAGTCAACATAAAACAGCGTTTAGCCTATAACTATCTTCGTGACGATGTTACGAAGTTCTTATGTTATGGTGGTGCCGGTGGCGGTGGTAAGTCATGGCTCGGTTGTGAATGGCTGATGCAATGTTGCCATTATCTTCCCGAAACTCGTTGGTTTGCGGGGCGAAATAATCTCAAAGACAGTCGAGCATCTATAGCGGTGACATTTGTTAAAGTGGCTAACTCTCATGGCTATCCATATTATCACTTGACAAATGACGGTATCAAGTTCGATAATGGGAGTGAGATTATCTTTTTGGATTTGACATATTACCCCTATAAAGATCCGATGTATGAACGTTTCGGCTCCTTGGAATTTACGGGTGGATGGATCGAAGAGGCGGGTCAAGTGAATAGATTGGCCTTTGAAGTGTTACAGACCCGTATAGGGCGGCACTTGAATGATGTCTATAATGTTCCAGGGAAAATTCTTATTACTTGTAATCCCAAAAAGAATTGGTTATACGATAAATTTTATAAACCATGGAAAGAGCATAAGTTAAAAGATGGTTATGCTTTTGTACAGGCGTTGGTACAAGACAATCCATTTGCAACAGAAGACTATATAAACACTTTGAAAAATACTAATGATAAAGTAACGAAAGAGCGTTTGTATTTCGGCAATTGGGAATATGATAATGATCCGGCAGTACTTTGTGATTATGATGCCATTTGTGATTTATTTGTAAATGAGCATGTACAACCGGTAGGCTTATCAACAGGTTCTTCTGACCTTGCCATGAAAGGCCGAGACCGTTTTGTCAGTGGGCATTGGATAGGTAATGTATGCTATATCAGATTAGACCAGGAATACAGTACGGGCAAATCCATTGAAGCAGACCTTAAAAACATGATGATACAGTGGAGTATTCCACGCAGTATGATGATAGTTGATAGCGATGGGCTGGGGAGTTATCTTGAAAGTTATCTGAATGGTATCAAAGAATTTCATGGCGGTAATCGCCCGATTAATCCGGAGTTTGACAATCTGAAATCAGAGTGCGCTTTTAAGCTCGCAGAACTGATAAATAACCGACAGATAAGGATTATATGTACGGAAGCCCAAAGAGAGCGTATAATTGAAGAATTAGGAGTTTTAAAGCAAGACCATATAGATGCTGATACCCGAAAGAAAGGAATAATCAGTAAAGAGAAAATGAAAGAGATTCTTGGTCATTCTCCGGATTATCTTGATATGCTGATAATGGCAATGTTCTTCCGTATCAAGCCAATTCCCAAACGACCAAAAGCAAAATTAGGACAGATATGACAGTAAAAGAATTTTTGATATTAAGTGAGGTGGCAAGCAATGCTATTGAACTGTTGGAGCGGATAAGAAAGCTTCCAAAGCCGGACTTCATTTCGGGAGTTCGTTTGCCGGATAATCTGAATGATGCCACTATTGGGCAACTTATGGGGCTGCAATCTATATCAAGCGATATTGATTGCATAATGATGCCATGTCATGTCCTTTTGGGGTTATCGGTTGAACAAATAGAAGCATGTGAGGTAGAGGATGTTTTGGGCTTTTCCTCATGGGTTACTAAAGAGGTGGAACGGATAACCAAGCTGTTTGAAACAACGAGTGTGGCGCCTACTCCTGAGGAAAAACGTGCGGGTGTGGATCAGTTATCATTTGGCTTGTTTGGGTTGGTGGACTATTATGCAACCCGTATGGGAATTACTGACCATGAGCAGGTAGAAAGTGTTCCATGGGTCAGAGTGTATAAATGTCTTGATATGGATGCAGAGAAGATAAGATATGAACGAAGATTACGTAAAATTTATCAAGATAATAACAAATGAACACAAGTGTAGAGAGGAAAATAGCGTCTGTTGCAGAAAAGCTGAAAGACATAACCTATTTGTTTGATAACTGGGCGACGGCTAACGTCCGGTTGGATAAAATGCCATTACCGGCTATGGTTAACTTACTGCCTGTATCCGGTAAGTTCGTTATATCCAGAACACAGTTGAAGGATTGCCCTAACTGTATGATAGCATTTGCAGATAAGACAAGGTTTGATTTCGACGGGGTGGAGAATGATAAGGTTATTGAGAGGTGCAAAGGATATGCCGTACAGTTTATCAAAGAACTGAATAAAAGCGGACTGTTTGAGTGGGTGAGTGATGAAGTACCTTACTCCATATTTTACGATAAGTTGGATGTGAATGTTACTGGGATAATGATAGAATTGAAACTTAAAGAGGTTCAAGGAGTACCTATGTGTTAGTTATGGAAGATAGGAGAAAAGAAATAAAAGGTATTCTGATTGAGGAGTTGGACAGTCTTCGGCAACGTATCATTGAGAATCATATACGGGCTGGGCAGCGTGCAAGTGGAAGGACTATCAAAAGCTTGCATGTTGTGGTAGATGATAATCATGGCTTCTTGTTTGGTAGGCAGGCTTTCGGCGTATTGGAAACGGGACGCAGACCGGGGAAAGTTCCTAAAGGATTTTATAAGATTATCCGGCAGTGGATGATGGATAAGGGGATTCAAGTAGAGAAGCCTAAGTCTTTTGCATACCTCGTAGCTCGGAAAATAGCTCGAGAAGGTACTGAACTATATCGGACAGGAAAGCATGAGGACATATATTCAAAAGATATTGAACTAACAATACAAAATATAATGAATCGTGTATTTGGTATTTTCTCAAAGGATGTACAACATATAAATTTGAATAACAATGCGAACAGCAATATTTGAAAATAATCATCAGATATGGTATCCTGATGCTGTGTGCTTCTGTTTTAATCCACAAGAGATAACAGTTCAAACTAATAATACAGTGACTATCAGCATTGCGGCCAATGGGAAAAAATATACAGATGTAAGGAGTTCTTATTCAGGAAAAGTATATGCTGATATTTCGTGTTATATGCGTTCTTTCTTTTCTGTTGATACTTCATTGTTACAGTCAATTCGAGTGTCGGTAACGGTTTCTACGAGTGTTGATAATTTTAGTTTTACTACTGATAGTATTTGGGGAGCAATTAATATTGGTGAGGTATTTAATGCACCTCGTGTAGTGAGATGGTTCCGAAAGTTTCCTTTTACTTTCTCATTGTTTGTGGCTGAGGGAGCGACTGTTCGCTTTCGTTATGACCAAAATAGATATGTTACAAAAAACTTATCCGCAGGATTAAATCACATCAATGTTGCAGGATTGGTTCCGTCAGCTAAAGATTTTGCGGTAATTCGTCTGGATGAGGATTTGCCTGCCAGTACATTTGAATACACGTTTGATAATACGTTTACTCCGATAGGTGATGGGGCTGTTATAAATAGGTTGGTAGTAGATTCTTCAGAGTGTGGTATTTATCTTCGTTGGATAGATAGACATGGTTTTTATCAGTATTGGTTGTTCCAGATTGGGGACAATATATTGCAGGTAAGTACAAATGGTGAATTGCTCTATCAAACTTTTTCGGACAACAAATATGCTTATTATGGGGTATCACGTCAATCTAAGAAAATGCAGAAATCTATAAAGGCTTGTGCTACACTTATAGATCAGGACACATTTGATATGTTGTCTACTTTACATACATCTCCTTTAATTGATTTGTATCATGAGGGGAAATGGTTCCCTGTAAGATTGGCAACGGGAACAGTGAATCATCTACGGAAACCTCTACAGGATTTTGAAATTGAGATAATGTTACCAGAAATAATATCACAGATCTTATGAAAAAAGAATTATTTATTGATGGTGTAAAGGTTGATTTGGGAGAGGATACAAAAATCACATTAAATCTTAAAAGCAATTTGTTTTCTGATTTAGGTAAAATTGTCAGTAATAATAGCTATACGATAAAACTACCCAAAACAGTACATAATCAACGTATCATAGAACATGCTGATATGCCTTCATGTAGTACTGGGTACCCAAGAAAATACCACCAAGCAAGATATTTCCGTAACGGAGTAGAGATAATCTCAAATGCCAAGGCTGTACTCCTATCGGTTTCTGATACCATTGATATTGCCATTACATGGGGAAATATAACGGTATTGGCAGGTATCGTAGAGAATAATAAATCTCTGAATGAACTTGTTGATAATGGTTATTATATGACTTGGAGGCGAGAAATCAGTAATTATCAATATTGGAATTCCTTTATTGTTTCTGATATGAATATGGGGATAAGAAGCTTTGATACTTTAAACTATGTGCATCCCAGTGTAAGGGTTCGTTGGATATTAGACCGTATATCCGCTGATAATGAACTTGGCTTTTTATTCTCAAATGATATTGTGGAAAGATATATTAGCAAGTTGATTGTTCCATTATTGACGCGTCATGGTCGAGGGTTTGATGTAAATAATCAATTTGGATTGGCTGCGAGATATAATAACGGAGTAAGATATGACTATTACTTGACTGCAATATTGAAAGATGCCTATGCTAATAGTTTTTTGGCGGTAATCAATGCCGGTACCAGTAATTCGGGAATAAAAATTCTCAAAGAAAGTACTAAGATTAGAATATCGGCAAGAATGTTTTTTGATTTTGCTAGTACGGTTCCGGTAAATCCTGCTTTTGTGGTATATAAAGTGATGGATGGGAGAGCTGAAGAAGTGTTTTCTGCTGATGCTTCTGAATTACAAGGAAAAGGTGGGCAGACTTGGACTGCGTATTTTGATTTTGAGGATGAAACATCTGCATTATCAGAGGGGGATATTATTTATTGTGCTTTCCGTGATACGGGATATTTTGTTAATAATTGGGGAACAGATTCTTTTTCTCTTACTTTAGCACCCTATATTGACGAAGCGATAGTAGAGGGGCAGGGGAGCGATGGGTATTACCCCATAATACCCAATCTGCCGGATATAAAGCAGGTTGATTTTATTAAAACGATTGCTGCAATATCCGGAACATTTGTAGTCGTCGTTAACGATACTACTTTGGGCTTTTTTTCTGTGGATGATATTATATCGAATCGAAATAAGGCATACGATTGGACGCGTAAAGTGGTTGCTCCTTTCAAAGAAAATAAACCACAAGAAATTAGTTACTCGCTTGAAGATTTTGCGCAAAAGAATTTACTTACATGGAAAGAAGATAATACAGTAAAGGGTGATTATAATAGTGCCTTGTATGTGAAAGATGAAACAATTGAGGTTGAACGTACTGCTATTGAACTTCCATTTGCCGCCACTGATATGTCTTTTGGCAGAGCTTCTATTCCATTGTATGAATATTCCGGTAGTGAGACTGTTGGGAAAATGAATAGTGTAGAGCCACGGTTATTGGTTGAGGTGGATAATAACGGAAAGTCTAAAGCGTCATTCGAAGGGTTGAGGTGGGACACTTTGGTAAACAGAAATTATGAATCATACCAGAAAATTATTCGTAATCCGATTGTGATTAGCGAAAAGGTTGAAATTAGTGATATTGAGTTGAAAGAGTTAGATGTGACTATTCCTGTTTATTTAGGTCAATATGGTAGATATTATGCTATATTATCTGTAAAGGCAGAAGATACGGGGATATGTGAGTGTAAATTATTGCAATTGGAAGTGTAACTATGGAAAATGTAGAAGAAAGAGTACTGGATATCCGGGTGAGATATGACGATGCTATCCGAAAAATAGCAGAATATCGTACTCAGTTGGATGTTTTACATCAAGTTGAGAAAACGCTTAAAGAGGATTTAAAGGCGGGGCGTATCAGCCGTGAAAAGTATAATCTGAAATTAACTGAAAATAAGGTTGCCGCTCAAAAATACACAGATGCCATTCGTGTTTTGAATAAACACATTCAAAATGAATATAAGGAGCAAACAGAGCTTGAAGGTAGCTTGGTTAGATTACGTGCAGAGCTTTCTAATCTGACTGCTTCTTATGACAGGTTAAGCCGTGCAGAACGTAACAGTGCCAGAGGTAAAGAGATTCAAGATAAGATAAATGCTATTACCGATGAATTGAAAGAAGCGGAAGAAGGCACGCAACGCTTCTATCGGAATGTCGGCAACTATGAGGAAACTTTGAAAAGATTTGTAGGTATCAATAATGACTTTGCAAACTCCTTGTTGAACATCGCCCAGAACTCAAACGGAGTGAAAGGATTTTTCTCCAATATGAAGGTGGAAGCATCTGCTTTAGGTTCAACACTAAAAGCATTATTGAAGAATCCGGTATTTATGAGTATCGCAGGTGTGGCTGGAGTTAGCTTTGCTTTCAAATGGTGGTATGACTACAATAAGGGGATAAAGGAAGCTACTAAATTAACGAAGCAATTTACGGATAAGTCCGGTGATGACTTGAAAATCTATCGGAGTGAAGTACAAGCTTTGGCTGATTACTACAGTAAAGATTTCCGGGATATGTTGACTGCTATTAATTCCGTAGAAAAGCAGTTTGGCATATCTTCTGATGAAGCGTTGAAAGTAATCAAAGATGGTTTCATTGCCGGGGCGGATGCAAATGGAGAGTTTCTATCTGCTTTGAAAGAATATCCGGCGTACTTCAAAGAGGCTGGTATATCTGCGGATCAGTTTGTTGCTATTGTTGCAGAAACCAATAAGCAGGGTGTTTTCTCTGATAAGGGAATTGATACTATCAAAGAGGCGAACACCCGGCTTCGGGAAATGACTACATCAACGGCCAGTGCATTGGATGGTATCGGTATCAGCTCTAAACAAGTTCAGGAAGATTTGCAGACAGGAGCAAAGACTACTTTTCAAATCATGCAGGAAGTATCTGCCAAATTGGATGAACTACCGGAAAGCAGTGCGGTGGTTGGAACCGCAATAGCCGATATCTTTGGCGGTCCGGGAGAAGATGCCGGCTTACAATATATCCGCACCTTGAAAGATATTTCTGTGAATTTGGATGAAGTCAAGGGTAAGACCGGGGAATTGGGTAAAGTGGAAGATGATTTGCTTGCTTCCCAAGCGGAGCTAACGAAAGAGGTCGCTTTGCTTTTTGATGCTACCGGCAGCTCATTTGAAAAGATGACGGCTAAGGTTGAGACTTTTGTTAATGACGTTTTATCCTCTTTGATTAAAGATGTACGAACTTTGTTTGAATCGGTAGAGGATATAACGGAACGGGAAACAAAAGCGGCAGTTGAGCTTGGAAAGAATGTTGCAGAGGCTAATGTCGGAGATGAATATGCCAAGATAGAGGCGGCACGGGCTCGGTATGTGAAAGCGGGGCTTTCAGAGGAAGCAGCTATGAAAAAAGCCAAAGAAGAAAGACTGCAGATGCTGAACTTATCCCTGAAGCAGGAAGAAGAATACTTGCAGGAAACTGTTGCCATCAATGAGAAATACAATAAAGAACTGCGGGATGCTTCATTCTGGCGTCAAGGAATTGGTAAAGACCGTTCCAATGCAGTCATAAACAAGGATATTGCTTCTTCATGGAATAATCGCATGGCACAGTTGTCGGCTGTGGAGTCCAGGAAAGAGACTATTAACTTGGTGTCTTCATATACTGGAGATGCCGATAAAAAGAAAACGCCAATTGTAGACCCTAAAGCTGTGGCCGAAGCTCTAAAAATCAAAAAGAAAGAGCTGCAAGAGATACGTAAGGCTGAAGATGAAATGCTAAAACTCATTAAAGATAGCCGGGAAAAGCAGACACAAGAAATAGAATATGAGTACAGCCGGCAAATTGAAGACTTGAAAATCCGTTTGGAGACCGAAAAGGACTTGACACCTCGTGCCAAAGATGAAATCGGAAAACAGATTCTTTCTCTTGAGCAACAGAAAACTATTGCTTTACAAAAGCTCTCTGATGAAGAACTGAAAAAGGATATTGAAAATCGGCAGAAGCTTATCGCCTTGCAGCTTGATTCTGTAAAGGCTGGTAGTGAGCAGGAGTATCAACTAAAGATGCAGCAACTCGTAGCCCAACGTGATGCAGAGCTCCAGCAGAAGGAGCTAACAGAGCAGATGAAACTTGCTATCGTGGAGAAGTATAACAAGAAAATTGATGATTTATCAAAACAGCATGACAATGCTGTAATTAAGAAGCAAGAGGATGCAATGAAACTTCGCTTTGAAACTGAGATAGCCCAAGCATATGGTAATGAGCGGGAGATTCTCCGTATTAAGATGGAACAGAAGCTTGCAGAGTTGAATGCTATGCAGCAACTTGAGGGGGAAAGTATAGAAGCTTTTAATTTGCGTAAACTTCAGGCTCAAAATGAATATAATGATGCAAAAAAAAATGTTGCAGATAAAGAAATAGCTATTGAACAAGCCAAATATGATGCTATGGCTACTGTTACAAATGGACTTATTGCTTTGACAGATGAGATAGGCAATCAAGACCGTAACTTTGCCATTGCAAGCAAGGCTTTGGCTCTTGCTGAAATTGCTATCAATACTGGTAAAGCCATTTCTAAAATGATTTCTGCTGAAGCTGGTAAGGGAGTCGTTGGACTTGGTACAATGGCAAGTGGTATAGCTACTATACTTTCTAACATTGCGGCTGCCATTTCTACGGTAAAAAGTGCTAAATTTGCACAGGGTGGTTCAGTAGTAGGCCCGGGTTCGGGCACAAGTGACTCTATACCGGCAATGTTATCCAATGGTGAAAGTGTAATGACAGCCGCTGCGACTTCTATGTTTGCGCCGTTATTATCGGCCTTTAACCAAATGGGTGGTGGTATTCCTATCAACGTAACAACCTCATCCAATCAGGCAACGGGTGAGGATATGCTTGCAAAAGCTGTTGCAAGAGGTATGATGATGGCTCCGCCACCGGTATTGTCCGTAGAGGAATTTACTTCTGTTGCAGATAGAGTAAAGTATGTCGAGAATCTTGGTAGTGTATGAATGCGTATGAGTTATTAATTCTGAATAGGAACATCCTCCAAGCAATGGATGGTGTTTCTCTTGATGTTGGGGATGTGAAATATATTCCCGTATATCAAGATTATGTTCGCTTATCACAGGAAGGACATAAAAAAACTTATATCATGCAATATTTATCTGATGAGTATAATATTGCAGAAAGGACAATTTATCGAATCATTGATAAATTTTCAACTACAGTTAATATCTGAGGTTTCATTGTGAATTATTTTTTTAATTCTGTGTTCAACCCTAATTAGGATATAAATGCCAGGTGTTTTTTCTTGCTAAAAATAAAAATGTTGAAAACAAATTTGTATATATAGTTTGTAACTAAAATGTAATTTTCTTGTAATCAGGTATGTTTTAATTGCTCTATAGATTTGCAATCTATTTTAATACACCCAGGTTATGATAATGACAAAGGTTACTTATGAGGATGAATATTTGTTTTCACTACTAAAACAAGGTAATCAAGATGCTTTTACACAGCTTTACAATAAGTATTCTTCGATGCTTTATGGTCTGTCGTACAGGTATTTGCAAGATAGGAATCTCGCAGAAGATGTCGTTCAGCAGGTTTTCTTGCACCTGTGGGAAGTACACTCCACTTGCCATATTAAAGTACACTTGAGAAATTATCTTTATACTATGACGAAAAATTATTTGTTAAATATGATTCGGGATACGAATGATATAATCGCAAGAGAGGATATGAAAGGAACTGAACAGAATAATATTATTGATGATGGCTTACAAGAAAAACTTGAAGAAGAAAGGAAGTTCGGCTATTTACGTTGGGCTGTAAAGCAACTGCCAAGTTGCAAACGGGAGATTTGCCTGTTGAAAATATATAGGGGATTGAACAATCAAGAAATAGCGGATGAATTGAATATACCGATAAACACAGTCAAATGTTACTATACGCAATCTTTGAAGCTACTGAAATATTATCTTAGAAATCATGTTGAATAGAGGCAGGGTTGTCAATGTTCCTTCATTTCATAAAGAAATAACGTGAGTATGGCTGAAATGAAACTGACATACAAAAGAAATGTAGCCGTTATACACTTTTGAACATACTCTGTGTCAATAGTACGTAAAAGATATTATTGAATCAAATTTATTAATTACTTAACGTACTAAAATGAGAAGAGGTATTTTGATTGTTTTGACTGTTTTGCTGAGCACATCTTATATGATGGCTACTCAGAAAACAATATTAGAGCGTAAAAAAGCAGAAAAGGGCTACGTCTTGACATCCGATGAGGAGGTCTCAAAAAAAGTGGTTACGGTTAAAATGAAAGGTGTTATTTTTGACAAGAAAACACAGGAAAGATTGCCAGGAGTAACATTGGTACTAAGCGATAATCCTTCGATTGGAACGGTTACTAACATGGATGGCGAATTTCAGATAACGGCTGTCCAGGGATCTAAATTGAAAGTGTCCTATATAGGATATGAAACTCAGCTGCTAGCTGTAAACCTGGATGACAACATTAAAGTAGAGCTTGACCAAGACAATTTCAAACTGGATGAGGTTGTAGTAACTGGGCAAGGTGCAGAAGTACAGAAACGGCGTTTATCATCGAATGTAACGACAGTCAACAGTAAAGAACTGGAACGTATGAAGCAAGGGCGAATCGATCAGATATTGCAGAACTCCCTACCTAATGTGCAAATTACGATGGCCAGTGGTCAAGCTGGCGCCACTTCATTAGTTAAATCAAGAGGTCTGTCATCTGCCTATTCTAATTCTACTCCAGTAATTTATGTAGATGGCGTACGTGTGGATAATATGAATACGGGAGCCACTTTAAATAACTCTTTAAGCGGTAACAGTGCCGTGACTGGCTCTATAGGTGATATTCCTATGGAAAACATTGACCACATAGAATATGTAACAGGCGGTGCAGCTACTACACTTTACGGTTCAGATGCTGCCAACGGGGTCATCCAGATTTTTACTAAAAAGGGAACAGAGCAAAAGATTTCTTTTTTTGCTGAAACCCAGTTAGAGGCGGATGTGGCTTCTTCACAATTTTATCATTTTAAACGTACAAAAGAATTGTTGCATCAAATAGGATTTACTCAAAAATACCGTATTGGCTTTGATGGTGGAACTGAAAAATATGGCTATAGTTTTGGAGCGAACATGAGCAACAGTACCGGTACCCTGATAAAGAATGGGAACGAAGACCGTAAGTATGACCTACGTTTCGGCTCAAGAGTGAAATTCAACAAAGTTCTTGAGTATCAGAATTCATTTGGTATGGTGATACAGGACTTTGCCCGTAGCCGTAACGGTAACCAAGGTGGATATACAGGATTGTGGTTTACGGAAGGTGCAGCCGCAACTAATTTTAAATATACAAATACCGAAGGCAAGCAAGTAAACTATGGAGCCGATTTGGATGCCTTGGATGATTATGCTTTTGCCCAAATGAAATCTTTTGTAAACACAGCTGAAGCATTACAGAATAACCGGGAATCTGTGAAACGTTTCCAAACTTCACAGTCTTTAAGTTATGCCCCGTTAACCAACCTCACCTTTAAAGGTATACTAGGAGTGGATTATCGTCTGAATAATAATAAGAACATCATTACCAATGAATATCTGATACATACCCAGCAAAAGCCAGAAGGTACGTCAGACGCGGGAAGTATTTCTAATTTTGACCGTAATTACTTTGGTTTGACTATCGATATAAATGGACAACACAGATATCGTTATAGGGACATCTTCAGTCTGATTTCTACAGCTGGTTTCCAATTTTTTAGCACATACGACCACCAATCTGTTTATAATGGTACCAATGTGCGAGATGGTGCGCAAATTGTAGCAGGGGCAGGAACATTGACTTCCAATGAATGGCTGAGTTATCTATATAACTATGGCTATTTTATCCAGGAGAATATCGGCTTTTTAGATCGTTATTACATAGATCTGGGACTACGTTCGGATTACAACACAGCTTTTGGTGACAATGTAGGTTGGCAGTATTATCCGAAAGTGGGAATTTCCTATGTACTTTCCGAAGAACCCTTCATGCAAAGTCTGAAAGAAAGTAATTTTATTAACAATGTACGTATCTTGGCAAACTATGGTGTGGCAGGTAGCTATCCGCCAGCCTTTGAATATCAACGCACAGTAGCTTTCAATTCATTTCAAGGACAACAAGCCGCTTCTTTCGGTAAATATGGAAACCCGGATTTGGCTCCAGAAAAGAAACATTCTTATGAAGCGGGTTTTAATGCGGTTCTTTTTAATCGTATTTTAAATCTTGGCTTTACTTATTATTATGCTTTGACTAAAGATGCCCTTTTCAGTATTCCGTCTCTTCCCTCATCTGGACAGTCGGCCAACTATCTGTCTAATGTAGGGGAAATTGAGAACAAAGGTATTGAATTGAGTGTAGGATTGCAACTGGTAGATACTAAAGACTGGAATGTTCGCTTGAATGCATCATACAACACCAACCATAACAAGGTTCTGAGTATCGGTAATGCAGTACCATTTGCTATTGGTGGTTTCTCGTCAAGAACAGTGCAAACTGTAGTAGCTGAAGGACAGCCGGTAGGTTTCATCCGCGGTTACAAAGCTGTACTGAATTCGGATAACTCATTAAAAGAAATTCTTCCTTTACAGAATTTAGGGTCCACACTCCCTACCGGATATGGAAACTTCTCTCTTTCTGCAAGCTATAAAAATCTGTCTTTGATGATTAACGGTGATTATCAATACGGAGCATACGTACATTCGTTTGACCGTCAATTCCGTTTCTCCAAAGGATTAAAAGACGGTGCAATACCGGAAAAAGCTTTGGAAGGATTAGATCAAGGTGCCAATTGGTTAAATTTTACAAACTTTTTCGTAGAAAAATCGGATTTTGTGAAAATTAGGAATATTGGGATTTCCTATGACTATAAGCCTGAAAAGTATTTGAAGAACATCAATTTTGGTTTTAATGTCTATAACCCGTTTGCCTTTACGGCTTCTTCTGTAGATCCTGAAGCAGCTTTGGCAGGAGCCCGTTCTCAAGGTGCAGTAGCCGTAGGTGGACTAAATTATTCTTCATACTCCACTCCTCGGCAATATGTAGGTTCTATTCGTATCTCTTTCTAAAAATGTCCAACTCTTAATGAAATAATAAAAATGAAGATAAAAAACTATATTCTCTTAGGGGCTTTAGCCTTATCATGCGCATCATGCGAGCTGTTGCAGCCCAATGATATTATCAATCCTAACGTGGACGAAAAGACGTTCTTGCAGACTCCAAATGCAATGAGTACTTGGGTAAATGGAGCCAATCGTTCATTTGCCACCATTATAGGTACGTATGTGGAACTCATAGAAATACTATCTGATAATTACTTCAATAATTACAGCCAAAGCAACAAAGTTTTTGATTTCCCTACAATCTTATACACAGATGTGGATGTCACAAACTTGCAACGCCATATTGGTACATTACGTGAAACCGCTATTCAGGGGTTAGAAGTGGTGGCTGCAGCTGATGCGACTACTACAGATGCTCAGCGTTTCAACCTTTATTATATAAAAGGTTTTTCTTATTTACTGGCAGGAGAGTATTTTCTTGCGCTTCCTGTTGAAAACGGAGGAGAGGTAAAAAGTTGGCAGGAAAATTTGAATCTAGCGATTTTCACCTTTACAGAGGCTTTGAACTATACTAATGATGCTGGTAAAAAAGCATTCATAAATACAGTGATAGCCCGCTCTTATTATAGGTTAGGAGACAAAACAAATGCTGTGCAATATTCAAATAATGCGTTAGCCTTGTCCAAGGACTTTGTAGAGCAGATTGAATATGATGGAGATAACGGTGTAGAAAGTTCTATACAAGGATATATCTACGGAACAAACTTTCAGCCGTTGCCTCGACTTGATTTTCTTGATCCGAAATATTTTCAGAAAAACAGCGCAACTGAAGCACGTCCTATCTGTATAGCTAAAGCGGAAGAAGCTTATCTGATTTTGGCCGAAGCAGCTTTAGCTGATAATGATCTTAATGGAGCAAAAAGTATTTTGAAGGAATTGTTGGCACTTGTAAAAAAACGTCCGGTAGAAACCGATATTAACGACCAATTAGAAGGACGTTATAACGGAGGATACAAAGAATATCCCAACAGTTCCGAATACAAAGTAGCTGCTTCGGCTGAAGATGAACTAAGAAGTGGGTTAGTACTTGATCGTCAAATGCCCAATTTAATTTCTATTCCTTACATTTCAGGAACTTCTGTCACAGAAGCGATGATAGATAATCCAACCACAGTGGATAATTTACTGGAAATACTTTATCTTATGCGTCAGGAGATATTCATAGCAGAAGGACGGCGGGTAGCTGATTTAGGAATTCGGCTGCCGATATGTGAAACAGAAGCTGCAAACACTCCGTCAGCTGCCAATTATACAACCGCTCAAATCCCTCCCTTTATTCCTTTAAATCAGGAGATGGATGCCTTCGAAATGAATAAGGATACTAAAACAGTAGTTATTAAATACAATATGAATCGTGTTATCGTACAAAATAAATCTTCAGAATATGTGGCTCCTTTCTTTAACTAATCAAACGATGAAACTGAAAAGAAATATTTTAATGTTTTTATGTAGTTGTTTAATAGGCACCGTGACTGCTGCCGACCGTTCTAAACACGTCATTCTTATTACCATTGATGGAATGAGATCTGAAATGGTAACAGATAGTACAATGCCTTCACCCAACTTAAAAAGAATGAAGAGGGATGGATTGTTTGTGGAACGTATCAAAGGAATTACTCCGACAGCTACATACCCTTCACACATAACTATTGTGACAGGAGTAGAACCTGTTCAACATCGTATCTATTATAACTCTCCTTTTACAGAGAACAGACCAGGAAATGTAAGCTATTGGTATGCAGACTCTATCAAAGCAACTACAATCTGGGATTCTGCAAACCAAAACGGGTTGATCGTAGCCTCTCTTTTTTGGCCTGTATCTGTAGGAGCAAAATCCATTCATTATAATGTACCTGAATTTTGGTCGGTAAAGCCCGTTGCCAATCAATTGGAATACATCAAGCCCTACTGTACTCCGAAAGGCTTTTTAGATGAGTTGGAACGGGAAGCCACTGGAAAATTAAACCATAAAAACTTTAGTGCTGGTTCTATGGATAGAGATGCTCGCACTGCCGCAATGGCCAATTATATTATGAATACCTATAAACCCAATCTAATGACAATACATCTGATTACTACTGACTATGCCCAACATGCTACAGGATTGAGGTCTGACAGAGTGAGTGCAACAGTAGGAAGTGCCGACCATGCTGTAGGGTTGATTCTGGAGAATTTGGAACGGAATAAGTTATTATACAATACTACCGTAATTGTATGCGGTGACCACGGCTTTGTGAACTATAGTAGAAGTATTGTTCCGAACGTATGGTTAGTGCAAGAAGGTTTGTTGAGTGAAAAACCCGGAGGAGAGTGGAAAGCTTGCTTTCATGGAGCAGGAGCTATGATGTTTCTTTATCTAAAAGACAAGAATGATCAAACTACTTTGAATAAAATTCGCAAAAAACTGACTTCATTACCAGATACGACCCAAGCATTATTCCGTATAGTAGAAAAAGAAGAATTAGGCAAGGTAGGGTGTGACCCAGAAGTGGCGTTTGCGTTGGAGCCCGTAAAAGGAGTAGCTGTTGCTACTGCTCGTACCGGAGCGGATGTTATAGAGAAATTTGGAGGTAAGCATGGCTATCTATCAGGTATTGACCCTACGACATTAGTAGCATTTGGATGCGGGATTGAGAAAAAGGAATTACCAGTTATGAAACAAACGGATATAGCTCCTTTTATAATGAAGCTTCTGGGTATCGATTTTGGGAAATAAAGTAATATAGAAACAAAAGACTATTTGAAAATAGAAAAGTGAATTAGTCTTATTGATATTTATAAGCTGAAACAGAGGTATTCCCCTATTTTTGCCTTGATTTTGGAAATGCAAGGTAAGAATGGGGGAATTTTCATATTTCAATCTATAAATGTATGTCTTTTAATTCTATCAGAACTGTTCTTGTTATTGCTAAAAGTTACTGACAGAGCGTGTCAGTGGAATGAACTCCTTATATTCTTCAAGCCGTATCCTGTTTTCTACCTTTGTTACAAACAATTATGTGATATGGCAAAATTATACATTAATAAGGACATTGTAGCTGATAGAGATAAGCTGGAGAGTTGGTATTTGACCGGAGATGAAGGGCTTTCGTTTCCAGATATTCAATATTTTCTTTCATGGCTTGACCCGGCTGACCCTACAATTGATATTGAAATACATTCATGCGGTGGTGATACAGTTGAGGGGTATGCGATTTATGATGCATTACGTGCATCGGGTAAGGAAATTTCTTGTACTGTCGTTGGAAGATGTGCTTCTATGGCGACAATTATTCTACTGTCTGCACCGTTGGAACGCAGAAAGGCTTATCCTCATGCAAAGTTTCTCATTCACAAACCATATTTGGCAAAGTATGACGATGTCTTAGACCTTGAAACGATAGAAACCCTTAAATCAAGTTTGGAAACGGAAAAAGCTAAGATGTTGGCTGTCTATGTTGAAAGGACAGGGACAGAGCCAAATGTATTGGAAACTCAAATGAATAAAGAAACATGGTTTGGTGGAGAAGTTGCAAAACAATTAGGATTTATATCTGCTGTTCTTGTCCCAACTACAGCAAAAGGAATCGATTATAAACTTAATAGTAAAAAAATGAACAAAGAAAAACAAGTGACAGTGAAGCAATCTATCATTGATAAGTTGCTTGCCAAATGTGGCTATCAAAAGATTGAGGATATTCCAGTAATATCTATGGAGTTGACAGACGCCGAAGGTAATATACTGACGGTGGAACGTGAAGAGGGAGAACCGCAAGTTGGGGATGCCGCGTCTCCTGATGGTGAACATGTTATGCCTGATGGGAAGACTATCATCGTAACCGATGGAGTAATTACGGAGATTAAAGATCAGGAGGAAGAAAGTGGTGATGAGGAGATTGAGGCTTTGAAGGCCCGCATTGAAGAACTTGAAGCGGAAAATGCGGCTTTGAAAGTTAACGCCCGTACAGTTGAGGACAATAAGATTCTGAATGCTGTAAAGATGGCAGGTGGGGAAAATTGGTTGGCGAAGCATTGCTCAACCTACAGGGTTTCCTTACGTGCCCAGACTTTTAAGACAACTGTTGATTCTCAGGTAAATGCAGAGGAAACACCTATTCAGAGGAAGTTGAGAGAAGAAAGAGAAAAGCGAGCTAAAAAGTAAAGAAAGGAGATTTGAGTATGCCTATTTTGGATTTTTCAAAATTGACACCGGACAATCAGGCGGTGAAGGATTTGAAAGACTTGATTGAATTGACAGTCTTTCAGAATGAGGATATGGAGCGTTTTATGACGTTCATGCCTAAAGTGACCAATGGTAAGAAAGTTGGTTTTATTGGTGAAATGGAGGATGTGGGTATCGCAGGCTCTGGATGTGATCCTACATATCAAAAGGTGGCTATTGCTGCAGCCCAAAAGGTTTGGGAAATTGGTGATTGGCAAGTTCCATTGGAAATGTGTTATGAGGATTTGGAAAACACTATTGCTAAATATTGCCTAAAAACCGGTACTAATATTGCGGACCTTACTTCTACTGAGTATATGGATGGAATCGTCCTTCCGAAGCTAACGGAAGCAATGATGAAAATGTTGTGGCGCTTTACCTGGTTTGGAGATAAGGATGCTGCCAATGTTGAAGGTTCAGGGCAAATTACAGATGGTTTGAATGTTGAATTGTTTAAAACATGTGACGGTTTCTTTAAACGTTTGTTTGCTATATGTACAGCTAATGCTGGCCAGCATACTGTCATATCAGCCAATGCTGAAGCATCTTATGCTTTGCAAAAATCCAAAATGAAAGAATTGGGTGCTGCAACTTCCATATTTGATGCAATGCTTGAAGATGCGGATAGTCGTATTTTCCAAAAGTCCGGACATGCAATTTTTGCTACGAAATCATTGTGTGATTCTTTATCTCGTGACGTGAGAGAAAAATATAAGGTTATTATGCCTTGGGAAGTTATTTTTGACGGACTTGAAGTAGGGGAGTATGACGGTGTTACAGTTGTAAAATGCTCAATTTGGGATCGATTTATCCAAGCATATCAGAATGATAAAACCAAATTGAATCTTCCCCATCGTGCTGTTCTGTGTTCTCCGGAGAATCTGATGTACGGCTGTGAAGGTGATAACCCTATGTCAGACCTTGATATCTGGTTTGAAAGAAAATCCCGTAAGAATTATATCTATTCTACAGGTAAACTTGGTTCTATGATTGGCGAGGATAATCTGATACAAGTTGCATATTAGGAAAGGAGGTATTTATGGGAGTATGCGATGATATTTTGAAGAAAGATATTTCTCCGTCTTGTGATGATCCAGTTGTACAAGGTTTGGAGCAGGAAGGTGTGATAATGAATCGTGCAGATGTAGACTTTGCTGCAACGCTATTCAATTCTACCCGTAAGAATGTGATTGAAACATTAGCCATGAAGACGGGAAAGAAAGCATATAAAGTTATTGTACCAGGAAAGGCTCCATTTACAGGAACTACCACAGCTTTGGCTACTGGTACATATCGCAATTCATTCACAAACACTCTTGTACTTGTGATTCTAGCTAATGATCCGGATGTTTGTGCAGATATTATTGACGGCTTGGCTAACGGTTCTTACGTTGTAGTGTTGGAAAATAAATATAAGGGGTTACAAAAAGAAGCAAATCCGGGCGATGCCGCTTTTCAGGTTTTTGGATATTATCAAGGTCTTACAGCTACTACTATTGAAAACAATAAGTATAGTGAAGATACAGAAGGCGGATGGACTGTAACACTCGAAGAACAGAAAGCTCCAAAGTCAGCTTTATTCTTGTATAAAACAAGTTATGAAGCTACTAAAACTGCTATTAATACTTTAACGGCCGAACCGGCAGAGTAGAGGTATGACAGTTTTAGAAGTGGTTGATAAATTGAAAGAGTTGGGGGGTAAACTCCCCCTCTCTTCTTCTGATAAATCAGACATTGAAGTAATATATCATGAAGTCTTCGGACGAACTTTTATTAGAACTTCATGTAGTGATTGCTATCGTGATGCTGTGATTGAGATGTATTCATATTTAAAAAAATACGGAAAGATGAAAGAAAAATCAAATTATGCATTGAAAAATGGTGTCTTACTCCAGGCTGGCTTTGGGAGTGGTGAAATGTATACCAATGATAATCTAACTGATGAAGCGGCAGAAAGATTTCTTGCGGGAAATCCTAAAGGGATAGTGTTTTTTGCTTTAACGCCTTCTGATTGGGAGGAAAGGGTTGAAAAACGCAAGAATCCGGTTACGGCTTTGGATGAGACTTTAGTTTTAGAATTAGTGAAAGCTTTCCAAGTGGAAGGTGCTACTGTCAAAATAGTGAAAGAAGCGTTTAAAACTTATCAAGTAGACGGGAAAAAAGTGACTGTTAAGTTATTGGATGCTCATATAAAAAAAGCCCAATCCCTTCTTGAACCAGAACAAGAAGCGGCGGACAATGGAGTAGCCAGAGAAATGGTAGAATAAAAATGACCTCACGGAACAATGAATGTAAATGATTTAAAGAAGAAAAGTAATAGGCGTGTTGATACGGGATACTTACGTAATCTTGGCATTCAAAGCTATGGTGATGATAACCTATATCCCCAACATTTAAGAAATATCATTGCAGCGAGTTCAACGGGCAGTGAATGTGCGGAACGTTATGCCAATTTTATAGAAGGAAACGGTTTCCGTGAGGTTGCTTTTTCTGAATATGTAGTTAACCGTCGTGGGGATACGGCAGATGATATTCATGCTCTTGTTTGTAGGGATGTTGCGGATTATGATGGGATAGCAATACATGTAAACTATAATATGTTTGCTGATATAGTAGAGATACAGCATGTCCCCTTTGAGAATTGCCGTTTATTAGAAGAAGATGAAACCGGATATATTGCAAAGATTGCGGTTCATCCGGATTGGACAGGAAAGAAAACTCGTAAGGGTAAGGCTATTAAGGTTGTACAGGAGAATGTAGAGTTCATCGATGTTTTTAATCCTTGTAAAGAAGTGGTGTATGCACAGATTCGTGCTGCAGGAGGAATTGAAAACTATAAAGGACAGATATTATGGATTAGTAACACAGGAAAATTTGTGTATCCTGTCGGAAGGGCTGACCGGGTGATTACGGAAATGAGTACGGATGAAGGATTAGCCAATGTGAAGTACCGTAATGTACGCTGTAATTTCATGCCTTCTGGAATGCTTATCACTAAAAAAGGTTCTGCATCAGTTCGCATTGATGAAAATGGAAATCAAATTAAAGATGATAATCAAACAGAAGATACCGGATTCTCTGAGACTTTTGAACAGTTACAAGGAGACACTAATGCCAATAAAATCTTAGAAACAATATTGGAATCTGATGAAGAAAAGCCGGAGTTTTTAGATATCAGTCCCAAGAACTATGATAAAGATTTTACAGTTACCGATGCTAGTGTGGTAGAGCGTGTTTATTCCGCTTTTGGGCAGGAACCTTGGTATTGTATTCGTATTGGTAAGGTGGGTTTTTCCGGTGAGATATTGGAGGATGCTTTTGAGTATTATAACTCTATTGTATCAAAACAACAGCGAATGATTGAACGTGCTTTTCAAAAGATTTTTGCGCATTGGTATGAGCCAGTCAATCCTTCTAATGACTTTAGTGTACAACCGCTTAAATATGTAAGAAATGCAACCGTATCTAATAACAACAGATGAAGTGTCTAAGTTGGCCCGTACGATGTCGGTACATATCGATACGGAAAAGATAGAAACATATATTCGAGAATCGGAGAATATTGATTTGAAATCGGCTTTAGGTGATACTTTGTTTTTAGACGTGAAAGACCACCCGGATAATTATAGTGAATTACTCAATGGCGGTTCTTATAATGCAAAATGTGGTGGAAAACGCTTTTTTGTGGGTCTAAAAACCGCATTAGCTTATTATACTTATGCCCGTATGGTGAAGAATGGGGATGGTAATGTTACCCGTTTCGGATTTATGAATAAGGGTAACGAATATTCGTCCCATTCTGATTTTAAAGAGAAGCTTATGGCTTATAATGATGCTTTTTCTATGGCCGACCAATATTTAAAAGAGTGTGTACGCTATTTGAATGATAATAGAGAATCTTTTCCACTATATAGAGGAAATGGGGGACTGGCCGCAAACCGTATAACATGTAGAATTTTGGGTGAATAATTATGAAAGAGAATTTTAATACATTAAGACAAAGGGCAACTCAAATAAAAAATGAAGTTGAGGACGGCGCTAATACTTCTGCAAGAGTAGGCTCATTTTGTGAGGACGTAGTAGATACAATGACTGGTACCATTACGGAATATAATGTTTCCGTCCAGCATCCGACTTCGGGAATCGACGGAAGCAACAAGTACAGTCTGGAAAGCGCCATCGCCCAAGTCCCGCAAGAACTTAGAAATATCGGGTTAAAGGTGTCATTCATCAATTCGGACGGCAAGGTAGAAATGTGGGAGTTCCAGGGCGGGACGTTTACAAATATCGGCAGTTGGGTACAAGGTGGAGTGCAACGAGTTGTATTTTTGGAACAAGAAAATAAGGAAAATGATGTTAGGATAAATACTATTGACGGTGTAAACAAAACCATTGTCATATCTGTCAATAAACAAGGAACCAATGTCGTATTGATGCCTGTATTCAAGGGGCAAAAAGTCAAGATTACCATTGATACTCCGATTGAAAGCCGATTATTAGGCATTGAGCTGTCAAACGAAAAATCCACATCCGGAATAGACAAACAGAGGTTATTTTGGGGAACCTTGGATAAACAGATAATTATTGAATCGGAAGTCAACAATAGCTATTCTTATCTTCTTATTGAATTGTGGACAACTGATATTCTCAATGCTTCATTTGAATATCAGAATACACAGAAATACGCATTGCAAGAGGAGTATATCGTTACGGCCCAAAAGACAGAAGAAAACTACTCCAATATGAGAAATGCAATCTCACAGTATTCTTTTTCAGAGAAAACACAGAATTATCCTGATGATTTTGATGAAAGCACCTTATCCTCTTCCAAAGGTTGGATAGGTGGCGGACATAAATTATCCGGTCTTAACAAGTTGGTATATGGTGTATCTGTTTATGTCGAATTCAGCAGTGAAGATATTCATGAGAACAGCGAAGCAAATGAAGTATGTGTATTTGTGACGGATACAATACCGACACAAGGTGCTTTCCTTAATAGTCTGAATATGGTCTTTGTCCAAACATTCAATACCTCAAGGAAAGGATTTCATGATGTAAGGTTTAATTCTGCCATAAATACGAACAAGGATATTTTCTTGTTTGCTTATGGTGTACAGAACAATCTGAAATTCTCAAACAAGAGACAATCGGACAAGAATCCTCCCTTTACAAATGATTTCTACTTTGTAAACAAACCTGGTACATTAGAAAATGCAAGCATATCCGTATATGATACGGACTGGATATTACAACCTACAATGGTATTCTACACTGAAGATATTTTATTGCAAAAGGAAGTATTACAGAATACTTTACAGATAAGTGATTTAAAAGATATATTGGGGACATTTGGAAACACGAATGAAAACATCATAGACAAGCCTTTCAAGTTCGACGGAAACAAGGTAAAGGCGTATCAGGATTCTTTCGGTTCATTTGTTCTGCGTAATGAAACTTTCATTACTCCCCTTGGAATCACTCTTGACAGAAATGCAAAGGGCGGAAGAACATTGACCACTCCGGCAGGTACGATAAAAAGCGGTACTCCGGCGAATGAAAACGTGTTGGAATATGCAATGGATGATTTGACCTCAGATGATTACCATGCTATTATAATAGCTCTTGGAACTAACGATTTATCAGGGGTGATAAGAGGTACGATATTGCTTGGCGATTGGGACAGTGAAGATACTTCAACTCTTTATGGTGCATTGAATTATGCAGTGAACAGATGCAAGACTAATGCTCCGTCCGCCAAAGTCATACTGGTGTCCCCGATAAACAGAACAAACGGCTGGAATGGAATAGCTATGCAGATTATAAGAAACGCCATCAGAAACAAAGCTTTGGCCAGCGGCTTTTCGATTCTTGATGGCAGTACATCTCCATTTCCCAATGTAGACAACGACTTGTCTAAGGTTTGCTGGAATGATGGCTTACATCCTACAGTGGGAATTGGCAGCAAGATGTATGATATGTGGGTGTTGGGGAATATTTTATGAATTTACGAAACTTGGACGGTTCTTGCTACCGCCCAAGTTGATTTATACTTTTAGGTATTTATATATGCACCGAAATGCAGGTATTAATCCTATCCACTAAAACTCTGTGACTATACCGGTTGTAAATATAAGATATATTATACCTACAATAGCAATCACAGCAAGAACGAACTCTAAGGTATCAAGCATAAATCGCCCTACCTCTTTGATAGCGTTAGGTTGAGCATTATCACGCCCAGCCTAACATTTATTTTTATTCTTTTTCATAATGAAATTTTTATTATAAATATTATCTGATTGCCGCTTGCGCTTTATGTCAGCCGGCGTTTTACTGACAACGTTCGTAAGACAAAAGTATCTAAAGGTAATGATTTTATAGAATTGACAAGATGTTTTTGAGGGATATTTTACCGCTGTGCCTAATTTTAATCATCCCGGACTGTAAAGTGCCGGGATGAATTTGTGTTAACCTTATTGGAAAGTAGGATCAACCCCATTATCCAACACTTCAATACTGACTTCAAGACCGCTTGTGTTTTCTGCGACTGAAATTGTATTAGCCCACTTTCTCGGCACATCACTTTCCACAATCAAATGGTCTCCCATATTAATCATCGTATGGCAAGCCAAATGTATGGATGCAAGTGCCGTACATATATCCTGTACAGACATATCGTCAGTAGTGGCCACACTCCACGGCTTATTAGTGTATGAAGTACCTTCTACCTCATTGTCTATATTTTCGCTTCTGAATAATGTAGTGGTATACTCTTTCAGAGTAATAACTCCATTGGTAGGAGCGCCTGTAAAAGAGATTTTTATTTTTTCTCTGGTGCCATAATTAGTGCACACCTTAACCCCTTCACCGAAATAAGCACTCCCGACAAACGGGAATACAGGCTTAATCATAGATATATTATTTCTCCAGGTTTTAAGCAGAGAAGTATATTGCGTATTAGTATCAACGACAACAAGCAACCCTTTGTCTGCATAATCTTTGATGGCATTTAAAATCCTCTCTCTGTCTGTCGTAGTAGCGGTATCATGGGCATACAGAGCAAGATGCTTTTTATACTTGACCGCTTCATCAAGTAAAGACAATGAATAATCTACCAACTCTGCATTATCCATTCCGTGCCTTGGGATGTACCATCTATTAGTGCCGGCAGTGATAAACCTGGCTTCACCGTTGAAATACTTCTGGCCGGTTGTTCCGATGGAATAATTATAATACTTGGATAATATTACAGCACTATGGGCATCCATATAATTCTCAGGAGGACACCACCCCTCGGTTTTCAGCCCTTGAGAAATAAAGTATTCTTTGGCCGATTTGATTGTATCTTCAAACTCAGCATTACTGAAGTTATTACTTCCTTTATGCGGGTTCCACCCGTGCGCTATAAAACCATTCCCGGCTTGTATTAACGACTTGAATTTCTCCTTGTCTTGGATAGCTCTATTTTTGTATATAAAGGCATTAAGGCAACAGGTAATTGGAATACCCATTGGGTTCGCCACGTCACACCAGGAAAAAAAGGCATCAATGTAATCCAGCATTATACTGACTGATGCTGTTTCTTGTAATGTCGGTATGTGCGTGTCTAATTTGTTTAACAACTTTATCTCTTTATTGGTCTCTTCTATTTTTTCATCAATAGTTGGAAAAGTGTATGATATAGATACAGTTGCATCCAAATCATATCCCTTATAAATTATATAAGGATAGTCAGATGGTGACGGCGCAACAATCTGTTTGCTGCCTGATTCAACCTTATTACTTCTGTATATCTCTTGTACTCCATCCGTATTATTATCACTTGACTTGCTGAAATAAACCTCAGTCCAAGCTGCTTTAGTATTAGCATAGTCAACATTCAAGGTACTGTTGTCAGGAAATGTATTCTCTAATGACTGAAACTGCATCTTAAATGGATATATATCAACATTTATCTCTTTGCCGCCAATACTATCCTGTATGTCAGAGATAATTTGGCTCTGCTCTTCTATTTTCTGATTAACATTTTCAGAAACCTTATTGATGTCGTCAAATATGTTTTTATTCTCACCGGCAGATATTGTCGTTTTAATGCTGCTGTCATCTACTGCCTTAAAAAGTATATATGGATATTCTGACCTATTAGGAGTTTTACCTGTTCTACTAATAGTTTCATGATTCATCCCTTTAACGACCAAATCAGGATGGAAGTATTGTTGGCCTTGATATGGAGATACAGACGAGAACGCTAAGAATATAGTTTGCTTATTCGGGTTATCAATGTGAATAGTACAATCTTTCCCTTCGGGGAAAATATTCTCAAGGGATTGCCAAACTGCCGATGGAGAAAGTTCTAATGTTATCTCTTTGTCGTAAGTTCCATCTATATCAATCTTATCGGCGTTTAAGTTGAATATATCATTATCAATTCGTTCAATCATTGCCTGATTGGGTATTTGCTTCCAACTACCGGCACTCGTAAACGTCCCGCCCTGGAACTCCCATGTTTCTACCTTACCATCCGAATTGATGAACGACACCTTCAGCCCTACATTCCTAAGTTCTTGCGGGACTAAGACTACTTTTCAAGGCAAAAAATAGAAAATGAGTGGCTTTATATAGGCTTCTGAAGTATATCTGTAAGGGGAATATAAGAAAAACATGAAAAGATAGAGTAGGGTAGAAAATCAGTAGTATTTATATTGACATTTTATGTCAGTGGAATGTAATATAAATAGGACGATTGGAATATAAGGAATTATAATTTTGGATAAAATTAAAATTTGGAATTATGATTTGTATGTTGATTTCTTTAGTTTTGATTGTAGCGTATATCGTATATGCTATCAGTGTCATGCAGGGAATTCCCTGGAGTGTGAGCGATACTTATTATCAGCTTGATAAACGGGGTCGCCCCAAATGGCTGTTCCAAGCGGCTATGATTGTCCCGGCTTTTTTACTTCTCCCCGCATGGCTGGATGTGTCTCCTGTGGAGATACAGTTTCTCGCTTTCCTTTCCGGCGTCGGGCTTATTTTTGTAGGCGCTGCGCCCTGCTTTAAGTTGGAACTTGAAGGCAAGGTACATTATATCGCTACCGGAGTTTGCGGTGTGGCTTCGTTGGCTTGGATATGCCTGGTGGGGTATTGGCTGTTTCCTTTGCTACTGTTCGCTTCCTGTATTTATTTGACATACCGCTACCAAAGACCTATGTTCTGGGTAGAGTGCAGCCTTTTCCTGAGTGTTTATCTTACCGTGTTTTGGCTGTTGCTATGAATGTGAATGACTGGGTAATATTGATTACTGCATTAGGTGGTATCGAGGGAATCAAACAGCTTTTAAAATGGTGGATGTCCCGAAAGACGGACGCCCGTAAAGAGGATGCTTCTGCCGATGCTATGGAGAATGAGAATGAACGCAAACAAATTGCCTGGTTGGAAGAACGGATAGCACAGCGTGATACGAAAATAGACGGTTTGTATGCCGAGCTACGTCAGTCTCAAAGCGCCCATTTGGAAGAAATCCATAAGCGGCATGAGATAGAATTAAAACTGAAAGAGGCTGAAATGAAACGGTGTGATGTTCGAGGATGCGGGGGACGAAAGCCGCCAAGTGATTACTGATGCATGGAAGGAAGGTGTTTCCCAACAGCTGCCTTCCGCCTTTAAATTTGACACAACTTAAAGTTTAACAAAGGCGAATTGCAAATATAACGAATATTTATGTAAAATCAAAAAGGAATGACAACTATTGATGCTATTATCATTCATTGTTCGGCCACGAAAGCCGGGCAGGATTTACGTGCCAAAGATATCGACCGTATGCACCGGGCACGCGGCTTTAATCAGATTGGCTACAACTTTGTGATAGACCTTGACGGAACGGTAGAGAGTGGCCGCCCGTTGTCAATCGACGGGGCGCACTGTAATACGAAAGGTTTCTCCGGTTTGTCGTACAACAAACACAGTATCGGTATCTGCTATATCGGCGGGTTGGATGCTAACGGTAAGCCGGCTGATACCCGTACGGAAGCACAGAAGAATGCTTTGCGTAATTTGGTTGCCAAACTCTGTAAGGAGTACCCAATTATAGAGTTACTCGGTCATCGTGACACCTCACCCGACTTGGATGGCAGTGGAGAGGTTGAACCGTCTGAATACATCAAGGCATGCCCATGTTTCGATGTGCGAAAAGAGTTCAGCAATTTCTTACGTAACGTTGTGATACGACCATGAAACAACTGCCCTGGATATTGGTCGTATTGCTGGCTATCGCTTGTGTGGCGGCGTGGTTCCGCCCGCTCGAGCCTTTGCCGGCGGAAATCCGTACCGAGACGAAGGTACAGACGGTTGTCAAGACTGACACGGTTCTTGTCTCTGCACCGATAGCCGTCTTTTGGCAGATATTGCCAAATGACACTGTGCGCATAGGTGATACCTTGCTCCATCGCAAACGGGTTGTGTATGAAGATAGCCTGTATAGGGCAGTGGTGAGCGGATATGTAGACCCACGGATGGATAGTATGACTGTGTATCCGAGGACGGTTTATCAGACGGTGACGAATGACATCTATCATACGATTAATCCGAAGAAGAAGCGTTGGGGACTGGGCTTGCAGGCTGGGTATGGGTATCCGGGTGGTTTTTATGTAGGTGGTGGGGTGAGCTATAATCTATTTCAATGGTAAATGTTTATTATTAATGTTCAAAATTTGATATGATTTTTATCCTTCGATTTACCGTTTGCGATTTAATTATTTGTATTTTTGCGAAAAATAAAAATATGGCCAAATTTTACGATATAACAGAATGGAATGAAAAACCTTTTTTTAACACAAAAGGAACGCGTAATAAATGTGTAATTAGCGATCCTGCCGATGATAGTGTTTATTTTTTTAAAACATCGATGTTAAAAGAAGGTAAGGACTATAAGCCTGAATTTTGGTCTGAAATTATATCTTCGGAAGTGGGACGTTTGTTGGGATTTAATGTGTTAGAATACAATATAGCTAAACATGGAAATGAAATAGGATGTATCTCTAAATCAATGAATACAGAAGAAGAGTGTTTAACTGAAGGAGTTAGTATATTAACAGGATATGATAATACTTATGATCCTGAAAATAAAAGTTCATATTCGGCTTATACATTTCATTTTATAAAATCAGCTATTGAAAGCTTTGGTTTGGGTGAGCATATTGAGAATATTATAAAAACGATAATATTTGATAGTCTCATAGGGAATAGTGATAGACATCAAGAAAATTGGGGATTTATTATGCCATATAAAGAGACTGAACTGACAGGAGAAGAGGCTAATCGCGTTTTTTCCAAATTGAAAGATCGTTTTAAGCAAATAAAGGATTTGCTAAAAAAAAAATGAAAACTTTGAGCTTGATGCACATGTCAAAGTTAAGATTCTTGGAATGAAGGGTGACTATGCTCCCATATATGATAGCGGATGTTGTTTAGCTAGAGAAAAGACAGAAGATGCTGTAAGGCAAATGTTAAATGATAGAACGATGTTTGATAGTTTTATCAATAGAGGAAAGTCTGAAATACGCTGGGGAGATAAAGGAGAAAAAATAAATCATTTTGATTTAGTAAGTAATATTAGGATGGAATTCCCTGCAATAGTAGAAAAAGTAATAAATAATATTATATCTTTGTACGATGAGAACAAAATACGTAACATTGTTTTTAATATAGATAAAGAACTTCCTGAAGAGTTCCGGGAAGAATATGCTCTTTCTTCTCAACGGAAGGAATTGATTTGTAGATTAATAAATGAGCGTTTTTTGAGATTAAAAAATATTGTGTTATGAAAAGATATATAAAATACATCTATCTTGTATGGAGACGAGGAAGAAATGACAGCCGAATAAAGGTAGGTAAAATCACTCGAAATCAAACTGAAGGGGTTAGATTTGAATATATATCTGAGGGGGTTAAAGAAGCATTAGGAAAGGGGTTTAATATGTATCCCGACTTTCCGAATCCTGATGTTGTATATAAGAATAATGTGCTGGAAACATTTGCTCAACGACTGACAAATACAGAAAGGGCTGATATTCAAAAATATTATGATTATTGGGAAATATTACCATCATTGAAAGATAATAAGTATTATGTCTTGGCTCAAACTCAAGGGCTATTATCCACAGATAATTTTGAATTTATCGCTGAATATTTTCCTGTAAAGGGTCTGAATTTCACTAGTGAGGTTTGTGGTTTAACAAGGCGTCAATTACCTTCCGGCACATTGGAAAAAGGTGATATCCTTGAATGGAAACTAGATAAAAAAAATCCATATGACAGATATGCAGTGCAACTTTTTAAAGGTGGAGTTGATGTAGGATATGTCAAAACTATTCATAGTAAGGTCTTTCATGATTCCAAATATAAACGATTCAAAGTGACAGTAAAAAGCGTAGAGCAAAATGGACATTTAAATCGGGCATTTATAGCAGTAACTACTATTGATAAATAAGTAAATAAAGGAAGCCAATAGGCAGCCTTTATTTACAAGACTTACATCGATAACTGATGTAAGTCTCTGTTTTTATGTGTATTGATAGGGATTAGCATTTATAGGTTTAGCGGTAAATAAACCTTTTTTGGTGGGAAGCACTATTCCTGTGTAGTCTGTTACGGTGGGTCTTTTGACTGCCGAAGCAATAATCCGAAACGAATGCTAAACTCTATTTTCTATGTTTACTGTAAATATCAAAGGGAAAAGAGACCCTAAAAACATCAATTTCGTTAAACTCGAAATGATGTTCTATAAGCGAGGTTATGCTCGTGTTACAAAGGGTATCAATATCACAGGACTCTACTCGGAGTGGAATCAGAAGTCACAACTTTTCGCCGGAAAGGACTCCTCCGAAAAAAATAAGTTTCTACAGCAGCAGAAACTCAAATACCTCAAAATTGGAGAGCGTTGGGACACCCAAGGTAAAGATTGGATTCCGGTGGAGTTATCTCACTACTACGATACCGATCCAAACTACCGAAACAAATACATCCCAATATCAGATATGATCGAAGAACTGGCTGTGAAGTTCGAGAATCAAGAGCGATATAAAAATGGACGTGTACTAAAAAGTCTCTCTACATCTCGAAAATATCAATATCTAAACACCTCGCTTCACCAATTTGCAAAAAGCAAATATCATCAAGATTTCTCCAAGTACAGATTCCGCGACCTAACAGAGAAGTTTATTCAGAATTTTGTGGTCTGGATACAAATCCAGGCAGCCAAGAACGGAACAGGTGGAGATGTAAACGGTAAATTACGGAAGCTAAGAGCAGTATGTTTGTATGCCAAGGAGCAAGGAGTGTACAATGTGAACCTACATGCCTTCCAATCATTTAAGGAAAAACTCAAGCAACGAATAACAACGCCCAAAGGAGTCTCGCCGGAAGTGATACACCAGATTGAAACTTTCGACCGTACTCTGCTCACAAAGAAAGAACGGCTATATCTCGATTTGTTCTTATTTAGTTATTATGCCGGAGGAATGTCTGCTATAGATGTCTGTTTGCTCACTCGCAATCAAATCAAAGGCGATATGATTATCTATGACCGTACTAAATATGATAAGCAGGCACGAGTGATCATTATCGATAAAGCAGCGGAGATTATCGAACGCTACCGATCAGAAGCCTATATGAATTATGTATTCCCAACTATTAAACGATGTAACTCTACTCAATCTAAGCTTTATGGTCGAGTGAAGCGAATAAATGAGAAGGTGAACCAGACATTGCAGAAGATATGTGACCACTGTGGTATTAAATCAAGAGTGACATGGGGAACCGCTCGTAGTAGCTATATCTCCAAGATGATTGACGAAGGCTTTCATCCGCTCCAAGTCGCAGAGCTCGCCGGAAATTCACCACAGACTATCTATCGACACTACTATACCATCTCTGACAAAGAGAAAATGAAAAACAAGATGAATGAGGTATTCTAAACTTCTAACGAATTCACTTTGTAGATATTGAGTTTTATAGTGGCTTTATATTGCTGTCCATGTGGAGATTATGCATCGTAAATTGAGTAATGATAAACCCTCAAAATAGGAGTCTATCATTCCTTGAATTATGACATATATGCAAAAAATAAAACCAGATTAATATAATCAACGCAAAAATGGAAGGCAAGACGAATGAAGTTTTTAACTATCTAATATACTTTTATTTGTGAGGCGTGAAGTTTTATATTAACTTTGTATATGCCTTATGATTAAGGTATTTATTATGAAATTTAGAAAATGGGAAAGAATAGCAATGTAAAATTTGAAATCAAGGAAGACGATATTGCAAATATGAATACTGTCTCTATGGAGATGAGATTTACAGATAAAGAACTTTCAATTATGGATAGTCTGAAATTGATAAGTCCAGAACTTGCTGTATTCTATAAAGATGGTTTATATATTAAAAAATATCCCTTTGAATCCAAATCCTATATATTAGCCCATCTATTGAGAGAGATTGATGGAGGATTGAGGAATGTGTTTGAAAATCAAACATATACAATTGAGATGAAGTGTGAGAAATGCGGTAAAACAGAAAGAAAAATAATTGATAACGCATTCTCATCTAATGCAAAAGCTTTATTTAATGAGTGTAAAAAGGAATATGATACATTTGAATATTTAAAAGGACTTACGTATAAAAAATTTAAAAAATATTCAGGACATGCTTACTCTATTTTGTCATCATTTCATTTAAGCATAAATGAACCCATAGCCAAAGAGTACATTATGATCGCTATATGGTTTCATAAATATGCGCATAGAAATAGTGGTTGCGACACCTCTCCGCGACGAGAAAATGACATTCTTAAAATGTGGACAAAATACGAAGCTGTACTTTACGAGCTTTTTAATAGTATCAAATATGAAAGTATTGATTCTATTCTTTCTGTAACGAATCCGTCGGCAATAGACATTCAAAAAGTCCGTATAATCCAGCGAACTGGTTTGCATAGAAATTATTTTTGGGGAAAACTCATTCATTTAGGGTGGTTGGAATCTTTGTATAACGAAGGATATTTTGCAGGAGCAAATAATCCCACGCCAGTATTTGATGAAACGACTAAAGAATATAAAACACCATACTGGGTAGAGTTGGGATATATTCAAAATGTCGCTTGGCAAATGTCTCAGAATCCATGTGCAGATTTCTCTATCATTCTAAAAATTATTGATGATATATGTTCGTACAAGGATGCCAATGGAAAAAGAATAGCCAACCACAATACCGACTCGGTAATCATATTTCTCATTTCAATACTTCCTATACATGAAATCAAGCGAAAGCATTTTAACTTTTTAACTGCAATTATAAAATCCGAGAATGGTAGTCAATACAGCAATGACTTCCAAAAGCGTTTTATCGACAAATTTGTTGAAGCAAATGACAAAAAAAACTTATTGAGATGTCTGCCAGTCGTTTTGCTCTACAAAAAGAAGAGAGGATTGTTTGAATCACATCGTTCTCTACTGGATAGATATTTTCTACATGAGTTCATTGATGAGAAAAGCAAGGATATTATTCGTATATGCGGCTTAGATGGCTTTAAGATTATAGAAAGGGTTCTGCAAAAAGTAGAAAAGGATCATTGGTACAGTATTAAAACTATTGAAGACCACTATCAAAACGGACAAAATTTAGACAATTTCTCACATCAGGTAGTTCGATTTGTTCGTGAATATTTACTAAAACAGCCAAATGATGAAAAGTTTATTCAGCTAATATCTGATTACGTTCACAAAGACAGGATTTCCATATATCCTCGAATTGCCTACTTCATTATCAATTCAAGATACGAGGAGTTAAGCTATCTGTTTTGGGATGTCGAGTTTAATCCATTGAAGAACTCCTCTAACGATCACGAATTATTTGAGTTACTAAATAAACATAGCTCTACATTCTCGAAAGAACAAATTAATAGAGTGTTAGAGTGGATAAAAGAAGTAGATGACTATTTTGAGTTAGATGGAGAAGCACATCCATCTCAATCAAAAAAGCTATGGTTAACCGCGTTATTAAAAACAGAAGATCCGGATGTAATAATTGAGTACAATAAAGCACAAGAGTTATACCCTTACGAGATAGAACACCCAGGATTTAGTGGCTGGATGGAGAGTGTTTTTGGACATATTTCTCCATTGGATTATGAGTCTGTTCAGAAAATGACCTTAACGGAAATTATAGAGTATTACTCAAACTACGAAGAGCAACCCTTACATCATAGAAGTATCACCGACCCAACCATAGAGGGACTAAGTGATGTGATTAAATATGACATAAAACATAACATATCAAAATACACGCTCAACATTGAAGGTATCGCCTCAGCTCCAATAGGATTCCAATATTCTTGGATTATGGGGCTTTGGCAATATTGTTACGAAAACAAAACTTATATTGACTCTGCTGATGTTCTAAACCTTATATCCGTAATAATTAGCAGTGGAAATTTTAGAAAAAACTATACTGATAACGAGAATCCTCGAAATAGGAATAAGTGGTTTGCCCATAGAGTCCTTTGTCTATTGAATTGTGGTCTTGATTGTCATGGACATATGTTCTCGGCCGAAAATCTTCCCATTGTTAAAAATATCATATTGAGAATATATGAGAACGATCATAATGTTGAATCAGTTGACGATAGAGACATTACCGGTAAATACATAAATTCGTATAGTTGCGAACTGTATGATGCGTTAATCGAATATAATGTAGTGTCTGCATATGCATCGAAAACTCCTATCGAAGCTCGTTGGGATAGTGATGTGAAGCAGATATTAGAGGACGAATTATCAAAAGAACGGGAAAATCCATTATTTTATTACGCATTAGGGAAGGGGTATTATTCTCTATTCTGGATCGAAAAATCTTGGATCGAAAAAATATTTCCGATAGAGGATAATGACAACTGGGTTGGGTTTATGGTTGGATTCCACATTTATCACAACACAGTAACTCAAGTTTTTGAGTATTTCTGCAATACTGGACAGTACGACAGATTCTTCGCTAATAGGGATATGTTTGACTCTGTAATGCAGAAAATGGTAATTCAATATATGTGTGTAGCTTATCATTTTGAAAAGATTAATTTTGATTTGGATTCGTCATTGCTTGTTTCAGTAGTCAAAGGTAGAAATGCGTTGGATTACGAAAACATAATTCAGTTCTTCAATATTAATGACAAACATATATCTGTTAGAAAGATAAAAGATTTGTGGCGATTTATGTATGACATAAATAAAGACCTAGACTGTGATGTAGCCAAGTATTTTATTGGAGAGAGTTATCGTTGGCTAGGATTCTTTGACGAAATTGATGATGAGATAAAAGAGTGGATGTTATTATCTGTCCAGAATCTCCAGCCATTAGCCGCATCGCAGGTTATAAAGAGATTAAATAGTTTTTCCAAGAAAAGTCCTACGCAAGTGGGTGAATTATTACTTGCGTTAGTACTAGCAGAACCCAAAATTCCAATCTACTCAGAACTCGATAAAATAGTTGAGGAATTATTTGAATTGGGGAATGGCGAGGTGGCTAAACATATCGCAAACGAATGTCTTCGTAAAGGTTATTTTGGTCTTAGAGAGATTGTACGACGGTATGACTAATATAAATTTCGTGATATTGGGGATGTGTTATATCACAATGAATCATTTGCATTACCCAACATATAATCAACTTATATCCTCAGGGAGATAAAACCTCACTGAGGTGTTTGATATGTAGGTTATTGTTATTATGATTTTCCCTGTATATCCTAAATTATCAATAACTAGCTACCAAGTATATTAAAATACAAACAGACTGTATATCTTTGCAGTCGAAATAAAATCATTATAAATCAAGTTCGTGTAGGGTTACACAGTGGATTTAGTGTTCTATCCTCAAATAGCTATTGATATACAGTCTGTTATCAAAGTGTCAAGACGCTCTTCCAGGCTGCCTTTGTCTTTTCATATTCTACTTTGTCAATAAACAAAGCAATTATGGTAAAAGAATAAGCCTCAGTACAGGCAATCATGCACAGAGTGGAAACTCACAGTTACCGAAAGAGATAGTATTGAGTGAATCCGAGCATATTTACGACACGTCTCTGTATGTCCGGGCGAACATCAACGACATCAAGCTGCATTATCCGGATGTGTTTTATAATTCGGCTATTATCCGGCTTTACCGGTTGAAGGAATTTATTGAGTCAAACAATTAGCACAGTATATATAAATGATATATCCAGTTTTAACTATAGACAAAAGTAGCGTTGACAAATATTTGAGTAATATGGTTCAAGACTCAAATCATCGTTTTAAATCGTGGGAGTATTGCTATGGGGCATTCAACAATTTAGATAATCCAACAAACTATTTAGCTCTTCACCTTGCTTTTTATTTGGCGAGTTGGGGAATGTATAGAGGTAGTTGCGGAATACTTTGGAAAGATTATACGATTCATATGGATGCCGTAAACATAATAAGGAAATTTCATTCCCTACGAAAAGAATGGCTTACAATGGATGATATTTCTCAAATAATGGACTTGTACGGTGAACTTAAAAAGCACTATGGTGAAATCAAATATTATAAACCGGAGAACAGTACTTCACCCTTAAACCTTGCTGTGACAGATACATTGATTACTAAAATAATGTTGGGAACCATTGGTTGCGTCCCTGCGTTGGATGGCTTGTTTAAGCAGGCATTTCATTGTCAAGGCAAACAGTTTGACGAGGAATTGCTAAAGCGGATAATTGACTGTTCTCAGAGCAATAAAGATACAATACAACAATGCCAAAGATGTATTTCTGAAAAACTTGACTGCTTCTACCCATCAATGAAGGTTGTAGATATGTATTTTTGGCAAAAGGGATTCGATGATTTACAAAACAAAGTAACCAAGAATGGCAAAATTAGATGAGGTTTTAAAATTAGTGAGATTATACGAAGAGAAGTATCGTCACCCAGATCTTACACGTTTTTTAGTTAGTAACAAGTATGATTTATTTCCTGAGAAAGAGAATATGGAAAACAGCTGGCCCCAATGCTACCCATATGCCGATAGACCTGGAGCCTATTTGATAATGGACGATAATGATAATGTACTATATATAGGTAAATCATCCGTTGCCATTGGCGGAAGGCTTGGAAGTTATTTTTGTTATGATGATGAAAGGAAATGTCGGGTTAGAAGTCCTTATTGGAGCACGTCACCTAAATATATTGTATCTATTGCGGTTCCATTTGATTCGGCTTTTGAATGTGCCGCTTTAGAAGAATTCTTATTAGCCAACGTACAGACTACTGATAATTCCGTTTTTCAAAGGTAAAAACAACTTTGTAGAAGGGATGGCTGAATGGCTTTGATTGAGTTTGATAGTGCCGACAAGAGTCTTTCTGTGTATGGGGGATCGGTCAATAATGAATTTGATGTGCCACGTTGGGATATGGTTATTATGGATAATTGGGCATTGATAATAAGCAATTGATATAAAAATCCCCGATATGCTCGAATACCGGGGATTAGTTGTCATAAGAAACAGCTATTAACTTGTAATAGACAGCGAGCTGATTTTATTTCCAATTTCTTTTAGTGCGCGGTTGAATGTGTCTACTTCTTCACGGTTCAGGGTGTATACCTTTCCGCGTACCTTATTACCGTTTATGCGCTGATATAACCATGCTGCGCTTTTACCGAAATAGTTTTTAGCAATGTAGGAGAGAGGTAGGATATCAGCCACTTCTTTCAACTGGTCTCTAATTTTTAATTCATGCTCTATATGGGTGATACTTTTTTCAATCTCCCCTAATCCCTCTTCATACCATACTTTAGCTGCAGCTTTATCTTCGGTAGTCATTTGAAGGGTTTTTAATTCCTCTTCTAAAGCATTTAACTTTTTCCGTTCTCCTGCATCCAAAGAACCCATTAGCGGTTTCATTTCTGCTAAAATATCTTGTACACTTCTCATAGAATAATGTTTTTAGGATGCCCACTGAGGGGCATCCGGTTGTTTTTTACTTCTTTTCCTTTAGCAATTTGCTAAGGTCGTCTAACATTAGATTTATTTGCCTTTCCTTTTCTTCTGGTGTAATCCCCAGTAGTGGGGCGATTCTTGTGTAATCAGCAATCTTTTGTTTGACTTTCTCAATTTCTTGTTTTAGTTCTTCATCTGTCATTACTCGTTTTTTAAGGGTTAATACTCTGTTTTCTTATGACACTACAAATGTACATAACAAATTTATTATGTACAACTATTACATGAATTATTTTCGTTATCTCGCATATTTTTTCCATATTTGCAATGCGTTACATGTTTTGATTTGCGTCGGGTGGTATCCTGACCGTTGAGCTACTGGTGATTGATATTGCCAGTAGCTTATTCATATACGGTTCCGACCCCCGTGAGATAGCTTAATGGCATCCTGTGTCCGATGTAGATGGATATGTAACGCAACGGGAAAGCGGAACCGTTCTTTTTTCCGCTCCTTAATCCGTTACATTATGGGCAAATTTCAATCATCCTCTCCAAAGCTTACAAAGGCTTTCATTGGCTACGGTCATTATCAGCTAACAGTCACATATTCCGATTGCGTGAAAACCGCAATAACGGGAAATATGGAGTTAATAGACCGTTTGAACTCTGATGTAGAGAAGGAGAGGGAAGAAGCTACTGCCGAAGCAATAGCTTTTGTCCAGAAACAATCATTTTAAGCTATCGAAAATTTTCCTCATTGCATCATCCGCATGTTTCCGCATTACTCGAAAATAGTTGAATATAGGGCGGTTCGTTTTCATTGACTGACCGATACAATATTCAAGAATTTCTAAGGATATACCTAATTCAAATCCATGCTGAACGAATGATTTACGTGCAGAATAATAAACTACATGCTTTCTTATTCCTGCTATTTTGGCGAGTTCTTCCATTTTGCGGGATACAACAGAATAACATTGCCCGAATGTTTTGTACTTGCCAAAAACAAGTTTTCCATTCTTCTGCATATATTTGTTTATGATTTCTCTTGCTTCTGGCTGGACGGAGAATGCAGTTTTACTTTCACCACTTTTTTTGTTTTTTGTTTTTCGCCGGTAATATTCTATCCATTCTTTTCGGAAATCGATATCAAGCATATCTACAAGATTGATACCACCCAGATAATAGCTTAACATGAAAATATCACGTACTACTCCGATATTGTATTTAGGAATTTCCATGTCCCGTATTGCTTTTATTTCATCAATGCTGAGGTCTAATTCACGGATATTGGCTGACGGCATTCTGCAAAATTCAAACGGTTCTACTTCGTATCTGACCATATTATGCTTCTTGGCATAGTTGATGATTACTTTAAGTAATGTAAGGTAGATTTTGATAGTAGTAGGAGAGAGCCGCTTGTCTTCAAGGCTCATTTCAAAATGCTTGATGTTCCGGGGGGTAATCATTGAAAGTAACAAATCACTTTGGGACTTGATGAATGATTGGCATGCCAAGCGATACAACTTCTCAGATTTGTTTCTTTTTTCCTCTGCAAGCTCTGATAGATAAGATGCCATTGCAGAAGAAAACTTGGCATTGGTGTAGTCTTTCTTTTTTATGATGATTTCCCGGAGTTCGGAACATGAATATACATCCACATCATATATGTTGTCGATAACATTCTGATAATGGTTAAGCAGATTCCGAAGTTTCATGTTCATGGAAGCCGCTTCCGGATGATTGATAACTTGCCCCTCTTTGAATTGTGATGGGGTGTCAATAATACAATTTGTTGGAATATACCTGGTATTGGAATTATGAGCCAGTGATATTCTTACTTTGTGCTTTCCGTTGATAAGCACTTTTGCAGGTACGATACAAAGTTTAAGCGTTGCCAT